TATTATGAGAAAATTTAATTTAGAAGCGAAAATAACAATTAGTGTTCATACTGTTGTTGATGCAAATTCACTTGAAGAAGCAATTAAAATTGCAGAACAAAGAGATGATATTTTCCACGCAACATATCAAAATGGCAATGAAGATGAACATTGGATTATTGATGATTTTGATGGTTTACCTATGGATATTCATTTAGAAGAATAATGCACCACAACGGTAAAGTGTATGGTGCGTTGCCATACAAAGAGATAATGTTCAATCTAATAAAATAAATTTGATATGAGTGATAAAATAAAAAATACAGGACAAAGTGGCAATGACACTATACACAGTGTTATACACAGTCCTAATGAATTAGAGCCAGTTTTAGCAAAAATCGAACATATAAACGATTTGGGAAAATCCGAATGGTATGAAGTAGTTTAAAAACATTTGAAGATGGTGAAAAAGTTGTAAAATGGAAATATTGTAAGGATTGTGTATAACGATTTGAATATGAAATGTAGGCAATTTGAAACACCTACTTTCAATTACCAACAGAACTTAAATAAAAGAGATAAATTAACTAATTAATAACTTGTTGCCTATATTTTATATTTGTTGTTAGGCAACGTAAATTAAAAGATAATGACAAGAAGTGAAGCATATTATCAGATGAAAACATTAGGAAATTTAGTAACTCATAAATCTTTTACGAAACACGAATTTTTAACTTGGGAACAAAATCAAATTAAAACAGAAGATGGGTATGACTTTTCGTCTCAATTTCATAATTTAAAGCAATTTGAAGATGGTTGGTCGCTTTATGTTGCCTAACTAGATGCTAGAAAACATATTTATTCAAAATGATAAATATGTACAATATAACTTTATATATAGAAAAACTAAAGAAACAAAACAATATTAATAAATAAACTAATTAATTAAATTTATTATGCAGATAAATATAGTAAATAATTCAAAACTTGAATTACCCAAGTATGCCCACAATGGGGATGCAGGAATAGATTTAAAAGCTGATTTTTCAAAAGAAACTTTAAAATCATTAAAATTTACAGGACAACTTAGTGTAAATAATAATACTGATATTACAATTAATAATGGAGAAAATCCGATACAAAGCATAGTTTTATTCCCAAATACTAGAGTATTAGTACCTACAAATTTACATGTACAATTGCCTAAAAACACACAGTTAGAAATAAGGTCAAGGTCAGGATGGGCACTAAAAGAGGGAATTACATTACTAAACTCTCCTGGGACTATTGATTCTAATTATACAGGCAGTATTGGAGCAATACTTATAAACTTAAGTAATTCACCTGTAACAATTAGTCAAGGCGATAGAGTTGCACAGGCTGTACTAATGCCCTACATTCCTATAGAATGGAATGAAGTATATAATCTAAATACTACTAATAGAGGAACATCAGGATTTGGTGATTCAGGTAAAAACTAATAAATAATATAACTATGAAATATATTGAGAATTTAACAGAACAGGAAATTTTAAAGTTGACAAATACTGATATTGATAAAATGGTCAGGCTAAAGGTGGCAAAAAAAGGAATTAAGTTTCTTACTCTTCCAAAAGAGCCTGCGTACATCAAAACTACTCCACCTACAACAAAAGTATATTATTGCAATTTGTTAGGAAGAAAACTTTCCTTTACAGATAAACATGAATTAGACGATGTAATAGATGTATTAAATTCCTGTAAAAGTAAATGTACTATTGATAGGGATTATAATTTGCCAGGAGATAATCCAGGATATTTAAAGAAGGAGCTTGAAAATGCAAATTGGAGTAGTGATACCCCTGATTCTATAAAGACAGAAATGGTATATACAAACAAAGAGTATAATATTTTCAGCAAAATTACAAGAGAAAATTCTAAATTACAAAGTGTTTTTAAAAAAGCAATGCAGGAATATGAAGTATTTCAAAAAGAATTAGATAGTATAAAGGATGAAATATTGCAATATATAAAACCTGTTATAGATAAGTATGCGTTGCTTGAAGAGTGTATTCACGTGTTTAAAAAAGAATATTTACCTTTAGCAGAAAATAATGAAGAAATTTCAATAGAATTTTTAGGTAAAGCATATAACTTATCAACAGAACAGAAAGATTATGTGCTAAAGAATTATAGAAAAGAATAATTTTATGTATATTTATAAATTCTTTCATAATTGGTTTGTTTAGTTTACAGCAAGGAGATATTTCAATAGATATTCTTCTTGCTGTTTTAATTTAAATTATAAATATGGAAAATAAAATAATCAATCAAAAAGCAATATTATATATAGGAATGTTATTCTACTTTATTGGAATAGTGTTACTTATAATAGAATGTGATGCTTTTTCAATAGGAATATCACTTCTAGGAGCATGTTTTATTGGAATATCTCTAAGCAACTTAAATAATTTATATAAAGCCTATGAAACAGACAGGAACAATAAGAATAGTTTCCGATAATCCAAAGTATTCTAAATTTATACAATGGTCTAAAGAGGAAGCATTAGCATTCTTAAATACCTTAGATTCTATTGCACTAGATATTGAAACATCTGGACTAAATGCTCATAAAGATATAATATATCTAGTGCAGTTAGGTAATGCAGATATTCAGGTAGTAATAGATGCACTTACTATTGACATAGTATTTTTTAAAAAATTACTAGAAACTAAGGAACTTGTTATACAAAATGCTCAATTTGGGTTACAATTCCTATTTAAAAAAGATATACAAGTTACTAAAATACATGATGCAATGCTTGTAGAAAGTGTGTTGTATGGAGGATATAATAATAAGGCTGATTTAGCAAATATAACTACTTTATTAGATGCAAGTATAGCAAATAAGTACATAACTAGGAGATTTAGTTTAAATGCTCTAACAACTAAATACTGTAACATCACACTAGATAGAAATATTTACAGTATAATCACATCTATTGGAATAAACAATACAGTTATAGAATATGTAGCAGATAACGTAAAATATATGCATGCTATAAAAGAGCAACAGCTTGCTGCTTATAAAAATCATCAAATTGTATACAAGGTAGATGGAAATTTAATTGACTTGGAAAACAAAGTTGCTATTGTATTAGCTAAAATGCTTTTTAATGGAGTGCTTGTAGACAAAGAAAAATATAAAAACACTGTTATAGATGAAGTAAACACTGTTATTATAGAGAGTATAAAAGAACTTGACAATAATATACTAAACGACAGTAGATTTAAAAAATGGCATGCTTATCAATTAGATTTATTTTCTACAATTAAATCCACAGGCATAAATTGGAATAGTAACGTTGTGAAACTTGAAATTTTAAAAGAAATAGATGCTAATATTGAATCGACAGGTACACCCGTTCTAAGAAAACATGTAAAAGCTCATCCAATTATAGCAAATCTTGTATCATATAGTAAATCTAAAAAATTACAAAGCTCTTTTGGAGAAGCTTTGCTAGAGCATATAGATAGTAGTACAGGTAGAATACATTCTAATATACAGCAGATATTGTCTACTGGAAGAATTTCTATGAGTAACCCAAATTTATTACAAATTCCTAGTAAAGGTAAACTGGGAAAGGTCATTAGAAGCTGTTTTATACCTAGAGATGGATACGATGTGGTAGGTGGCGATTATAGTAGCTTAACTAATTAAATTGGCATGTTTATTTATGTAATGTATACAACATTTTTTTTGTATATGTGTAAAAATGACATGGGTAAAGTAAATAAAAATGATGAAATGCTTGTAATAAAAGCATATAAAAGCAATTTTAGTTGTAATTCTATTGCAAAAGAATTCAAAATTAGTACTGAAACAATTGTCTGAATATTTAATAGATAATAACATTTTTTTTTACTAGTACATATACTTCTAATTTATACAGTATAAATATTCTTAGATATAAAGAAGTAACTAAACTGTACAATTTACTTTACAATAATGCATCTATTTTTCTTAAGCGAAAGAAAGATAGAATGAGGCTAGCTCCAGTGAAAATTGGAGTTAAAAATATACCTTAAATTCAGGGAAAGTTTGCATGCCAACCCTGAGCAAAATCTATACACCTTAATGGTAAATAGGATAATGAACTGTCCTTAGGAAAGTATATAGAGATGTGCAACGACTATAATAGGTATGCCCTAACATTAAGTTGAGGGTAAAGGGATAGTCTGGCTAGAAGAAAACTAGTTGTCGAATTGGCTATAATTGCAGAATTATCACAAGACCCGTTGTGGATAAATACATTAAACGATGGTAAAAATTTACACACTGTTCTATGTGCACAAACTTTTGATATTACAGAAGATGAGGTTAATCATATATTTCCTTATAATAAGGATTTAACTTATAGGGCAGTACAGAAAACGATTGATTTTGGATTAGCATATGGTATGTCAAAATTTAAGTTATCAGATACTATAGGTATTTCTGAAAAAGATGCAGAGATACTTATAGAAAAATTCTTTAGTAAAGTACCTAAAGTAAAACAGTTTTTAACCGTTCTAGGAACATTAGGTAGCAAAAGGGGTTTTATAAAAGTACCTAATCCTTACGGAAGAGTTAGATTTTTCCCAAAGTTTAATGTAATTGAAAATGAACAGGTAGATTCAAGAACTAAAAATATATGGATGGGGGAAATAAGTAGAGCTTCCATGAATACACCTATACAGGGAATAAATGCAAACGCTATAAAATTAGCATTGGTAAATGTACAAGCTTATATAGATGAACATAACTACCCTGCTAGTATATTATTAAGTATATATGATGAAATTCAAACTGAATGTAAAAAAGAATATTCACAGGAATGGAAAACAATACTTGAGGATATAATGCTAAAAAGTGCTAAAGTATTTATAAAATCTGTTCCAATACAGGCAGATTGTGATATACATGATTGTTGGACTAAATAAAAACTTATGAAAGATAGAGAAAGTATAAATAAAGAACTAAGAGCCATTTATAGAAAATATAATTTGCTAAATGGTACTTTTGTTGTTGAAATGGGTACAGGAAAGACTAAACTAGGCATAGATTTAATAAAGGAATATGAGCCTGACACAGTACTTATAGTTAGTCCTAGTACTAATATTTCAGGAGATACAAAAGAGTTAAATGTGTGGGAAAAGGAGTTTATTAAATGGGGTAATTCTATCAGCAAGGTTACTTATATGACTATTAATAAAGCTTATAAATTACAAAATAGTTATTATGATATGATTATTTTAGATGAAGTACATGCTATATTAACTCCTGAGTTTTCCAAAGTATTAAAAAATAATTCTTTTGGTAGGATTATAGGGCTGACAGGAACACCAGATATTGTAGATAAAAAAGATAAACGATACCTTTATAACACCTTTTGCCCAATCATTGCGGTGTATAAAAATGCAGCTAAAGATAGTATTATAAATAAAACCAGAATATTTGTATTTAATTATCGATTAACTAATGATTTAAAAACACTTAGCGGCAATCCTAAAAATCCATTTAAACAAGGTGAATTGGATAAATATGAATATTTGAATAAAAACGTTCGCAAGCTAGAAAAGCAACTATATTCTAATGGATTTGAGTATTTTTGGAAAGATTCCATGCATATTTTAAAGGATAAAAAGGCTCCTGATAAGCTAAAAATCCTTGCAGGCTCCTATATTAAGAGTATTCAGAATAGAAAAGAATTTTTATTAAGTTTAAAATTAACTGTGGAATATGCAAAAGTTATAGCAAAAGCGGTTCTTGATGATATAAATAACAAAGTTCTTGTATTTTCTGAAAGAGTTGATGCACTTAGTGAAATTACCTCAAATGCGATTTCATATAAAAATAGTGCACAGCAAAATTCTAAGCTGATTGAAGATTTTAACAGAGGTACAATACGAATATTAGGTGCTTCTAAAAAACTTACTTTAGGAGAAAACCTAATTGGAGCTAACTATGGTATAATTAGTAATATAGTAGGTTCCTCTGTACAATTTGAACAGAAGAAAGGGAGATTGCATAGGCTGTCTGTAAATGAAACTGCTACTATGGTTATTCTTTGCGCAGAAAATACTCAACAAAAAGCATGGACACAAAATGCTTTAAAGACAATGGATTCTAAAACAATTGTAACATATAATGACCTTAACCTTTTAATAAAAGATATATGGAAAAATCATTAAATCACCATGTGGAAACCTATCTAAATAATATAGAAACCTTAGGGCATAATACTTTCTATATATATTTCTTATTATACTTATGCTATAAAAAAGAGTATAATACTTTAGATAAAATTCTCAACATTACAGATACACACGATAAAGTGTTAAAGTATTTTATTGGTAAAAGGTTTCTCTATTCCAATACTGATACTAAGATTACTTTTAAATCAGCATTAGCTCCTAAGATTATTAATATGTTTAAAACAGAGACTGTTATTAAAAAGGAAGTTTTAGCTTTACCTGAATATAATAGTACTAATATTAAAGACTGGATTAATGAATGGAGAAATTTATTTCCAAAAGGGGTTAACTCTAATGGATATAGATACAGAGGAGACAAACAGGGATGCTATGTCAAGATGAAAAAGTTTTTAAAAGAGCATCCTGATATACCTGTAACAGATATTTTTAAGGCTACTAAACATCATATTGACATGCTGTCTTTAAAAGGTTCAATTAGCTATTTAAAATTAGCACATTATTTTATTTATAAAGATAAAATATCGACACTAGCTTCTGAAATAGAAAATTTAGGTAACAGTACTGATTTAGATTATTCATTTATAACTAGATTATGAGAATATTTATATTTTTAATGTCTATTCTCATGTTAAGTATAGAGCTAATAGATTCTGTATTTATTGATATGCTGAATAAAATACTGATAATTATATGCATTATTATTATAAATTTGGTTGTTTTAATTATTTACCCTGAAAATAAAAATATACATAATGATTTTTAATAGAGTTATAGAACAAATAAAGATTAATAAGCAAATAAAAGATTCAGGTGGATATAATGCAATTCCTTGGACAAGTTTGCCTAAATTTTCATCTGTACTACCTGGAGTAATGCAGAAAACTTACTATTTAGTTACTGCTAATAGTAAGGTAGGTAAAAGTCAAATATCTGACTTTATGTTTGTCTTAGAGCCTTATAAATTTGTAAATACTTTTAAAGATAGTGGAATTACACTAGATATTGATTATTTTATTCTTGAAATGAGTAAAGAAGAAAAAATATTACAATATATAGCACATTTCTTATATACGGATAAAAACATTAGAATATCACCTAAGAAACTTTTATCCATGTTTAAGGAAAAAACGCTCTCAAATGAAATTTTCAACATAACAAAGTCAATGGAAATGGCTAATAAATTTGAAAATTTCGAATCAATCATTCACCTAGAAGATTCTATAAGCAATCCTTATGGAATTTATAAAAAATGTAAACAAGATGCAGAAAAAAATGGACAGTGGATAGCTAAGAATGGTAATAAAGTCAGTTGGGATGACTTGAAAAAGAAAGATTCTGATGTGTATAAATATTTATCACATTATGAACCATACAATCCTAAAAGATATAAAATTATAATTGTTGACCATACAAGTCTTTTATCTCCTGAGAAAAGCACAGGGGGTACTACATTTGCTTCAATGGATAATTGGAGTGCTGTTAGAGCATTAGATTTAAAGAAAAAATATGGATTTACTATTGTAGACGTACAACAGCAAAGTGCGGATATTTAAAAAAAAATAATTGTTGTTGTAAAAATATCTTCAAATCATATTAAAATATATTGTTGTTTAATAGTGTAATAAATTCTTTTATGTGTGAAAACATGAAATATAAATTACACAATGTCCGCATTAAATTGGATGAATTGCTGGAAAACTAAATAAAATATAGAGTTTATATTTTACATGTCAATCAGCAGCCAAGCAAAACTTAGGTTAAAAGAGTTTTGAAGGTTCAACGACTAGGAGAATGAGCCTAACAATAATTTCTCCCAAGAGCGTCCGACACTATGAATTTTTTTATAGTGATGATATAGTCTAAACTTATAAGAAATTATAAGAACTAAGTGGTAAACTCACTTAGGGTAATAAAATTGAGTGAAAAACAACAATACAGTTTTAAAGGTAATTCAATTATAGAAAAGGTAAAACCATCACTAGATGGACTTGGAGATAATAAAAAAACTCAACGAAATGTAGATATAGTTTTAGGATTATTCTCTCCTGCTAGATATAATATTACTAATTATCCAATAGGATATGGAGATTCAGCCTCGTCATATGCAATCAATAGGATGGGCGATGCTTATAGAGAGCTATCTATACTTGCCAACAGGTCAGGTGGAGGATTACACTCTGTAGATTTATATTTTGATGGTGCAGTTAATTATTTTAAAGAATTACCTACAACATTAGGAGAACGAGATTATATAAATATTCAAAATAGAAAAATTAAACATGAAATTACCTACTGAATTTATAGAGCCATTAACAATAAATCCTAGGATTTTAATATTATTTGGTAAGCCTAAATGTGGTAAAACCTCAGCATTGGCACAGTTAGAAGATAATCTATTAATTGATTTAGAAAAGGGTTCTGATTTTGTACGTGCATTAAAAGTAAATGTAAATAATTTAGAAGAATTAAAAGACTTGAAACAAAGCCTGCAAGAATCTAAACATAAATATAAATATATTACTTTTGATACTGCTACAAAATTAGAAGAAATAGTATTACCTTTAGCTCTTGCTAAATATAAAACAACACCGCAAGGTAAAAATACTACTGTAAGAGATGTCAGGCATATAGCAAATGGATTAGGGTATCTCTTTTTAAGGGAGTCTTATAAAGAGGTAATTGATGGATTTAGAGAATTTGCTGACTGTCTTATTCTTTTAGGGCATGTAAAAGATAAACAAATTACAAATAAGGACGGAGATTATACTGAACTTACATTGGATTTGTCAGGAAAATTAGCTAATATTATGACCGCTAATTCTGATGCTCTTGGATATGTGTATAGAAAAGATAATTTAACTTTAGTAGATTTTACTACTACTGGAACATTAGTAGCAGGCGCTAGAGTTGAACATTTAAGAGGTAAAACCATTACTTTAACAGAAAGTGATGAAAACGGAGTATTAACAACTCACTGGGATAGAATTTTTAAATAATAATTTTTATAAACAAATTAAATTAAGTAATCATGGCAGAACATTTGAAAGTAAGTAAAGAAGAAATTGTAAATTTATTTGAACAAGGGTATTCAAAAAAAGAAGTTAAAGAAGAACTGTATCCAAACATTCCTGCAAATATGTGGAACTCTATTTGGGAACAAGTAGGATTAAAAGGTAAAGTAGCTCCTAAGTATACATTTGAAATAGTTGAAGATGTAAATGAGGTAGCAGAAACACTTACACCTGAACCAAACACCCTAGCAAATGGTGATGTTGAACAAGGGTCTAATAGTGAACCTCAAGATAAGGATGATATGCCTACATATCTATAGACTAAGAAAATAAAATTAATTTTAATAATTTAAAACAAATAAAACTATGGCTTTAACAGCAAACAAAGCAGACGAGAAAACAACTAAAGAATTTCTGAACTATACAGGAGTAATTCCATTTGAAGTAGTTGCATTTAATCCTGACAGTATAAAATTGAATGAATTAGGACTAAATTTTGATGCAAAAAGTCCAATTAGTGATGACACTTTTAATGCAGGGCATAAAAATTATAGTGCTACTTTTTGGTTAAGAAACGCTAAATTTGCATATAAAAACGGTGAAAATGTTGTAGAAGTAGAAGCAGGAGCTATTCTAACTTCTATATCATTTTATATTGGAGACTCTGTTGCTGAATCTAAAACAGGTAAAACATTATTTATTAATGGTTATGGTGATACTATATATGCTGAAAGCATAGAGTATATCAAAGACAATTACGAGTGGTTTGATTCTTTCAAATTAAGAGGTGCTCATAAAGGAGAATCTGATTTATATTTATTCTTACGTGCATATGCAAACCTTAAATATTCTAAAAACGAATCGGATGAGAATTGTTTAGAAAATCCTAAACAACTTTTTGAGGATGATACTGAACTTGTAGAGTATATAAATGGTCTTATTAAAGAAACTCCTAAAAGAATTGTATTTTTATTAACTGGATTTAAAAATACAGGTACTGATGACAATGGTAATGTTAAAATGCGTCAAGTTGTGTATAAAAAATTCTACCAAAAGAAATCACAGTTTAATTCAGCAGTTTCTAATTTTACTAGTTTTATTAATTGTACTAGAATTAAAAAGAATAAAGAAGATAAAATTGCTGAAAGAGAGCCTAAAATGGACTTCTATACTATAGAGCCACAAGGATTTGACTATAGCACTATTTGTAGTAAATTAGAAAAAACAGAAGATGTTAATGATGATTTATATAGCGGTGCAGAAGATATGTTTTAAATAGCAGTTTTTAATTATTAAATTCAGGGAATATATTAAGTTATATTCCCTGTTTTTATTTAAAGTAATAAGTATGGCATTATCTAAAAGAAATAGTATTACAATTACTGAATTATATCAAATGATTCCTCCTGAAAGAATTTTTGAATTTTATTGCACACATTGGAAAGATGTTTCATATAAGCTAGACACATTATTTATAAGTGATACTAGAGGCGATGATAAAAGACCTAGTGCAATGATAAAAAAGTCAATAAGTAATAAGTTGTATTATATTGACTTTGGAGATGGTATTCCACAAAGTGCTGTATATTTAGTAAGCTATCTATACTCTATTACTATTAAAGATGCTATTGATAAAATTCTTTTAGATATTCCAAACAATAATGAAAGTAATGTGTCTACTGGTATAAATATGACTAGAACATCCTCCATACACAGTCCTAGAAGTACAAATACTAGAATTAATATACAGCCTGTTAAATGGAATAAAAGTAATTTTAATTACTGGAAACAGTACGGTTGGACAGTGGAGAATTTAGAGAAATGTAAAATTTATCAAGTTACAAAGATATGGGTAAATGGCAAAAGAATATTTTTTTATGATAAGGCATTTTGTATAACTTATTATACGCATAATAATATTATACGTCGTAAGATATATTTTCCTGAAAGAACTGATAATAGGTTTATATCAAATGTGGATACTACAATTGTACAAGGTTGGGAAATTTTACCAAAACAAGGAGGAGATGTATTGATTATTACTAAAGCATTTAAAGATATAGGGTCATTCCTGAATATTGGAATTTATAGTTGTGCTACTAATAATGAAACATCTTTTTTCCCTGAAAATGTAATAATAAAACTTAAAAAAAGATGGAAACATATTATTGTATGGTGGGATAATGATAGAACAGGTGTAGAAATGGGATTATATTTTGCATTAAAATATGATTTAAAATTTATCTGCAATGACTATAAATTACCTAAAGACCCATCTGATTTATTTAAAGCTTATGGTAAAGAAAAATTTAAAGAATTTGTAAATTTAAAACTAAATTTAAATGAAAATACTGGAAACAAAACATGAAATAGATGTTTTAAATGTAGAACAAGCACAAAGTAAAATAAATACAAATAAATTACAAAAAGCGTTTGAATTACTTAGTTCTATATATAAAAATCCTATTAAATCTGTCATACGTGAGTACACATCTAATGCTGTGGATGCAAATGTTGCAAACAATAGTACCAATCCTGTAGCTGTATTCTATACTAAAATTGTAGATGACTATTATTTTAATGTACGAGACTATGGTACAGGAATGAGTAAACAGTTTATGCAGGATATTTATTTTAACTATCTTGAAACAACAAAAGAAGATTCAGATGATTTTATTGGAGGGTTTGGAATTGGAGCTAAAAGTATATTCTCATACAATGTAAATGGTGTTTTATTTGTAGAAACTATTTATAATGGAGTTAAATATGTATGGACTTATTATAAAGACGAAAATAATATTCCTAGCTATACTTTAATGTCAGAAATGCCTACTACAGAATTATCAGGCACGTTGGTAAGATTTAAAATTGAATGTAATGACTATTCTGTATTTTTAAATACTTCTAACAACATTCTACGCTATATTGACAATATTATTTTATTAGATATAGATAAAACAAATCTGTTTGAACATAACGAAGTGACTGAGTTTAAATACTTTAAAACTACTTGTGATAATGATTCAAGTATTGTATTATTGCTGGGAAATATTGTATATGACGTTGACTATAACGAGATTACAGTTAATTACAATGACAAGCATATCCAAATTGCTGTAAAATTTGGTATTGATGAGTTAACACCTAGTTATAATAGAGAAACTTTTTATTATAATGCTTCAACTAGAAAATTCATTCAAAATAGAGTGAATGCCGCAATTAAGGAAGTATATAGCATCCAAAAAGCACAAGCAGTTATTGATATTCCAAATATAGAACCCAACCAATTTACACACGGTATAACTTGTAAAGATAAAGTACTAGATATGCCAAATCCCATAGAACAAAATTATAAATCCTTAGTGGAAGCTGTTCCCTCATTTGTACCTACATCTAAGTTTTCTGTTTTAGTACGTTATAGAAGAGTATATACTAAAAATTATGGGTTTAAAGGAAATTATAATGGAGAGGATAAAATCATTGTAGCAGACAGCAAGTCGTTAACACAGCGTAATAGAAAATTGTACTGTAATATAGAGTTTGCAGACAAAAACATAATATTACTAATCAAAAACACTAATATAACACTTGATATCTATCGTCGTATATTAGGTTTATACAGAGTTCCTAAAAAAGATTGGAGGAAATTAATAATAGCCCATCAAAAGTTAGAACAATTAGCTTTAAAAGACAGTATAGAATTTGAAACAATTAAAATAACTCCTGAATGGAAACTTGCACATAGTGAGCACTTTACAAAAAATTATACTAGTGGATTTAAGTATAAAAACTATGTGCCTGGAACAATTATAGATGTTACTACTGAATCAGAAACATCAGAATTGCAAGCATTAATTGATTTTAAAGGTATTATAATATACGGCATGCATGATGATAAAGCTATTTTACTTGCAATAAAAAAAGTTTTAAAAAGATGGAATTACAAAAATAACATTAAAGTAATAAGTATGTCTAAAAAATATTATACACAATTAGAAAAACTAGATAATCCTAAGTTTTTGAATGTTTCTGAATTTAATGGTAAGTTTTATAAACTTTTGAGAAACATAGCAACTGCTGAGTATTTGCATGCAACGTTAGATATTGAGAATGTATTTGAAGACAATAAAATCTTAAATATGTTTAATACATCAATTTCAAATGAAGTTTATTTATTAGAACAGTTTTTAGATAAATACCTTATAAACAGTTACTATACTACTAGAGTACCATTTAGGAAAATCTTATTAAATGCTTTTATTGAAAATAACGATTTAAATGAGGAAATTTTAGAAAAATTTAAAAAAATAAAAAAGTATTATAAATTTTATAGTGAAGTAGTTGTATTGGCAAATAAACAGGCATACGATGTAGAGTTTTATATTGGAATTGCTGGGGCTTTAAAATATAAATTACATAAATTAATTAATAATAATAAAAAGAAAGGAGTTGCTACTGACAAAGACTTATTTATAAATCCTATATGGTATACAAATAATAAAAAATTAATTCGTAAAAAATATAATCTAAATTAATATGGAAAATAAATTTAAAAAAATAAAGGCATTATTTTTAGATAATAATATCATTATTTCTATTAATAATAACATAATCTCTCTAAAGAGTAATAACACTGAATGGGAAACATTTAAAAAAGAACTTGCAGAGTTTAATGGTATTTTAGATTCAGATACAGACAGTTCTAGTATAGAACATAAGTTTAAATCTATCAAAGAGTTTATAATAGAAAAAAGTCAAACGGTAAATACTACAAAAGAGGGGTATTCTTTAAAGCATATTTTAAACTTATTACGAATTGAAAATTTAGAAACAGAGGAATATAAAACTCTTAAGATTGAATTTTTAGAAGCATTAAAAAAATCAAACTATGACCATCTTTTTAAGGAGATAAATGAAAATGTGGTATTTTTATACACTACTACTATAATTCCACCTATCTTTATGAAAGCATTTATAGATGCAGAAAAGAATAATTTATATTCAAAAATATCACTTATCAACTTTTGGAAAAACCTATGTGCAAATCCTAATAAGCAGATAAGATATGATGCTTTTAAATGGATTTATACTTCTAAGTTTGCTATTACTAATTCAGGCAATCTTATTACATATAGAAATGTGGATAACGATAGGGAATACAATAAGAATATTCTTAAAATAACTGTACAAGTTTTTGAAAAGGTAATTCAACTTACTAGAAGACAAGAAGATATTTACAAGTACAATATCTATAAAAATGGGGATGAGATAATTATAGCAAAAACCAGTGAATTTCCTATGATAGCTACTTTGCAGGAAGAGTATGACAATTTAATTTCTACAAACAACTGTTCTCTTATTCCTAGATTCCATGCACAACATCAAGGTGCTTATGGACAGGATATAACATTAGGTATTCCCGTTACAATGCCTAGGGATAAATGCGATATGGATGCTAATTCTAGTTGTAGTAAAGGTCTACATCAAAAATCTTTGGAATATGGTTTAAATTTGGGAGACACAGTTTTAGTATGTTTAGTAAATCCATATGATATTGTAGCTATTCCTACTAACGATTGTACTAAAATGCGTACATGTAGGTATTTACCATTTGGCATAGCAGAAAAGGATAAGGCAGGAAATATTATACCTTGGGAAGAGGGTACATATAATTTTCCTAAGAATATTTTAAACAAATTAGAAGTTGCCATATCATTCGATAACTCTGACAGGTTTATAGACGAACTTAAAGAATACAATGTAATATCAAAAGACCTAACTAAAGAATTTTTTAATATAAATGTAACACAAACACGTAAATATTATGATGACAGAAGTTGAATATAGAGCGTATGATGCTATAAATTATAGCACCTTATCACAGTTAGATAAAGACCCTAAATATGTAAATTCGCCAAAAGAAGCAACACAGGCAATGCTTGAAGGGTCTGCATTAGATACTTTAATGTTTAATGAACAGAATTTTTATAATCTTTTCTATGTAGCAGATGAAAGTATAAAAGTATCTGATGCTTTAAAGGCAGTTTTAGAAGAAATCAATGCTGTTTTGCCTAATAATAATTTAGATGATGAAGCTATAAGACCTAAAGTTATAAGTATAGCACATGCAAACAATTATTACAATGCAATTAAAAAAGAAGATACATTTTATAAAAAAATAGTAAATCCTGCTTCAATTGCATATGTTAAAGCATTACAAGAATCTGTAGGCAAAACTATTATATCATATGAATTATTTATATGGTTAAAAACTGCAAAAGAAATGCTGTTAACAAATTCTTTTACAAAAAGTTATTTTAATTCTACCAATGCTGATATTAAAGTACAATTTCAAGTGCCTATTATATGGTATAGTGATGAAAATGAATGTAAGTCTTTGCTAGATATTTTAATTGTCAATGATAAAGCTAAATGGGCAATTCCTGTAGATTTAAAAAAGTCAGGAGATACCAATTTTATAGGTTCATTTTTCAAGTTTAAATATTTAATACAGGCTAGTATGTATTATGATGCTGTAAAATATAAGTATCCTGATTATACCGTACATACTCCTAGATATATTGCAGCATTTTTAACAGATGTTAATAGACCTAGAGTATATAACATAGATGAAAAACTTTTAGAAATTGGTAAAAATGGAGGTATACTTTCTAGTGGAAGAGAAATAAACGGATACAAACAACTTATACTAGACTTGAAATGGCACAGAGAAGCAGATTTATGGGAATATCCTAGGGAATATTATGAAAACTTACACTATAATATTAAAGCTTAATTATGTTTATAGAATGCATACAAAATAAGTATAGAGTACTGAATACTACAGTCGAATTTATAATAGAGACTGTAAATAAACTAAGTATTATTAGTACTAGTCCTATAGAAATTACCGATTATTATATTAAAACAGGAGATATAATGATTAGACTAGGAGATGTTATAAAAGTAACATTGCCGAATAAAGTCAGTACTACTTATACATGCAACTATATTTCAAAAGAAGATTTATTGTTTCCTAAGATATATCTAACAGAATATAAAGTCAATACGTCACTGTTGTACATATTACCTACATTGGGAAAAGATGCAGAATATTTTAAGCCTGCTACTTTTATAAATACATGCTTAATAACTAAAAATGTTAGGTATTTATACATTATAGCAAGAAAAACTGATACAATGAATTATATTGCATGGATAAATCTTCTTAAGTCACATAGTTTATTTATAAGTTCATTTAAAAATAAAAGTTTCATGTATCTAAAATTTCAAATTCCTGAAAAAAATATTGAAGATGTTAAACTTTTATTACAAGGTAAATTTTCAAAAATATCAAATTTGCTAAAACAACAAATCTTGCAATTTTTTGATTATAATATGGAAAATTCTTATATAGCACAAGTACTTTATAAATCACCTAAATTGAAAAAAATGATGGAACAAAAATTAGATGTTAAAATACCTAAGGATATTGAATTGTACTCAAAACCTACATTACAATTAGAATTTTGGGATTAGATGAAAAATCTATTAGGAATAGAATGGTATGATAAACTTTATCCTTTTATTGAAAAAGGAGAATTATCTAAAATTGCAAGAGTTATTAATTATCAACGTAGTATAGGAAAACAAGTAATTCCTGAAAAAGGTTCTATTACAATGTTTAGAGCTTTTAAAGAAACTTCTTTTACTAATACTAAAGTAGTAATTCTTGGTCAAGACCCATATTATTCTTATGAAAATGGTATTCCAGTATTTGATGGATTGGCTTTTAGTAACTCTAATAGTTACAAAGCTAGTCCGTCATTACATAATATATTGGAAGAAATTGCATATGAATATTATTGTGGGTTAAATCTAAAGACAGATTATAACTTATCTCTATTTAGATGGGCACAGCAGGGAGTATTGCTTTTAAATACAGCGCATACTGTAATTAAAAACTCTCCTGGTGCACATTTACATATATGGAAACCTTTTACAGAAAAAGTAATTGAGGTACTAAATACAAAAAAAGATTTAGTATGGCTGTTGTGGGGAGCAAAAGCGATTGAATATGAAAAGTATATTACTAATACATCACACGCTATAATTTGCACTTCTCATCCATCACCTCTAGGTTATAAGAAAGAATTACAGAAAAAATATCCTCCATTTTATAGAAGTAATTGTTTTATTAATGCTAATGATGCATTATATTTGAGAAATATAAATAAAATAAATTGGCTATGATGTATAAAACAGTTGAGGGTATAGAAGTTAAATCTGAAGAGGAATATTACTTCTCTTTGTACCTAGATGAATTAATTGTAAATGGGTTTGTAGAGAGTTATGGTTATGAAAATAATACCTTTAATTTAACTCCTAAAGTAAGTAGTACTTATAAGAACCTTTCTAAAACAAACAAAATAAGCATAAAAGAAGAGTTTTTATTACACCCATCTACATATACACCTGACTTTACAATTATTTGGACAGAAAAAGCTAAAAATATCTTTTATCTTGATAGAAATATACCTACTAGAAATAAAAAAATCATTCCTTTTAGGCTGGCTTCTAATGACAGATTAATTTCATATATTGAAATTAAAGCTGAAAACACATTTAGGTATAATGCTAGTGGAGATATTAGTTTTCAAGTCAAACAAAAGATGGTATACGCTGTTGAAAAGATTTATATACAGAAGATTAAACCTTTTATTAATAAGAAAGATTCTAAGTGTTTATTTTGTAACACCTTTACTCCACAAGTGGTAGTAGACATGGAGATATATAAGAGGAACACAGCTTTTGCTTCTAAAGGGCAATCAAAACTAAAATATGTAAATACAAACTTAAACAAATTCTTAAAAAATTTTACAAATGAATAAATTCATAAAAACAACACCTAATAAAATAGAGAAACTTAGAAGAAATCAAATATTTGTATTTGGCAGTAATACTTTTGGGAACCATTCGGGGGGTGCTGCTATGAAAGCCCTTGAATTTGGTGCAATAATGGGTAATCCTGTAGGAATACAAGGTAATACCTATGCAATACCTACGGTTATTTTGGGGGGAAAGAGGATGAAACTAAGGCATATTAAAAGAGAGGTGAAAAAATTCATTAAATATGCCAAAGCTAATCCTAGAAAACAATTTCTAGTTACTGAGATAGGATGTGGTATAGCAGGATTTACTCCTTTAGATATTGCACCTATGTTTACAAAGGCTTTAAATATACCTAATATAATATTGCCTTATACCTTTATAAATACAATTCTTACTAAGCACAATAATCCTATAAAAGAATTCTTCTTTAAAAGATATTGAAAATGAGAATGAAAAATAATTTCAAACAGAAATAGGCTAAATGTGAAATTTTTAACTGAAATAGTAACTAGAAAAGTATAAACAAATAAACAAATTGCAAAATGAAACAATATAAAAGCACATTGCCTGAAATTACATTGAAGAAAACTAAAACAGAATTTGCAAATGTGAAAATAGGGGGTGCTAAAGATGCTGAACAGTATATTAAACAGTTTTATCTCGATGATATAGAAGTATTTGAAAGCGTCTTTATACTTTTACTTAATAGAGCAAATAATACAATAGGGTATGCTAAAATTTCACAAGGTGGAATAACAGAATCAATAGTTGATGTGCAATTAATTACTAAACATGCTATTGAATCTTTAGCAAAAAGTGTTATTTTAGCACACAATCACCCTAGTGGAAGTTTAACACCTTCCGTAGCAGATAAAAAGATTACAGTAAGGGTAAAAAAAGCACTGGAAATATTTAATATTAGCTTATTAGACCATTTAATTCTTACTGTAGATTCTTATTACAGTTTTGCAGATGCAAACAATTTACAATAATAATTTTTAATTAAGTATAAACATATGAAACAACTGAAAGTAAAAAAAGAATTTAGAACTAACTATTTACATGAATTAAATTCTAAAATAGCTAGAGAGTATGGAAATAGTTTGTTCCAAGCTAATGCTAAAAAGTTTATTACGTTTATAGAACGTGCTTATAGTATAGACAATGCTATTCCACAGAAAGTACTAACTGAAATTAGTAGAGTAACTAAACTTGGATTTTCTCCTGAACTTAAAAAGATATTTTTCATTGGGAATTCTATAGGAGGAAATTTAGAAATTAACTGTTTCTTTGAAGTGTGTTGGGATAAACATAAAACAGCATTTCCACTGGAAAATGGGGAGTTTAAAATCCCAACTGCTGCTACATGGGAAAATGAGTTTTGCCATAGAAAAGCTACAAAAAAAGAAATGGAATATGCGAGAGATATTCTAAGTTTAATTAATTCAATTATTAATACAGGTGTAAATATTTATAAAAAACTAGACAATTAAATATTATAGGAGTTGAAATATACTCCTATTTTTTTCTAATATAAAATTTAAATAATGAGTGACTGGATTAAAGTAATAAATGTAGCAAGAAATACTGTCAATAAAGAACCTTTAGGGAAAGAACCATCTTCTGCATGGAAAAGAAAGATTCTGCTAGCAGAGCATAGTCCTATACGTATAATTCGACTTGATTATACTTGGATTAATATTAAAAGTTGGATTAGTGTTCACTTTGTAAGGCACTGGCTAGGAATTACACATTTTGTTTCTACTCAAAGAGATGATAGAACTGGTCTTGATAGAGATAGTAAACCACAAGATTCTCCTGTTAATCATTCATTTGAAGCAAATGCACAAGCAGTAATTAATATTAGTAGAAAACGACTATGTTTTCAAGCGCACAAAGAAACAAGAGAAAAATGGATTGAATTCCTTGAAAATGCTGTGAGACCATCAGAACCTGAGTTACATAGTGTTTGTGTAAAAGAATGTGTTTACAGAGGATTTTGTCCTGAGATGGTTAAATGTGGTTATTCTGAAACAAAAGAATTTGAACAAGAATTAATAAATTACAGGAAATAAAATTGACATTTAAAAATGTTCTTAGCTAAACTTTTAGATTTGGAATTAAATTCCGTGAAATTTGAAATAGTATTTGATGATGATGTAACTATAGCAGAGATTTTAGAAAATTTCTATAAATACTTAGGACTAACATCTATAGATAGAACTGCTTTAAAAATAGATTATATAACATATAAAGAAATGTATAATCTGTTTCCACAATTTAATTATATCAAAAGTAATACTAGATTTTGTGTGAATAAAAAGAAAGATTGAAAAAAAGGAGAGGGGGGGGGAGTATAGTTAACCCCCTAATTCTTTTCTGTTTGCTGTTTTCTTTGTTTCTTATTGGGATTGTTAAAGGCTGGCTTTGTTTAAATACTGCTTGGTTAATTTGTTCTACTTATTATAATTGTTCAAAGTTATTCAAATTTTCTGACAATATCAAATCTTTTGTAAAACTTATTTGCATTCCAGCTGCAATAGTTTTTATTTAATGACTTAAAGTTTTAAAATCTAATAATTATTATTAAATTTACAGCAACAAAAAATAAAATATTTATTATGCCAATATTTAGATGTGAAAATAAATCGTGTAGTAATTACAATAAGGATGTCAATTTAGAAGATACATTACATTGGGATACTGCACTAGAAGATTTTATTGTAGGCAGGTGCAAAGAATGTAAATCTGTTTTAAAACCTAAAGTGAAAAAGAATGTAAATCTAAATTCTGTATTTACAATCAATAAGAGTGCTAGTAAACAACTAGATTCACACAAAAATACTATATACTAATGGAACTAAACTTTACAACTACCAAAGAGAAGTATTATATTCAAATAATAACATTATTTAGAAGTATTCCTCCATTTAATACCTTAAGAACACAGGAAATATTAGTTTTAGCATGGTTGATGTATTATCATAATAAAATAAAAACTAAAAGAAATCTTAATGAACTCGAAACTAATCTTATTCTATTTGATAATGAGTATAAGAATAAAATTATAGATAAACTTCTTAAAGACGATGAGGATGGAACTGCATATGAAAAAGCACTTGCAAGGTTTTCTAATATTTTAACTTCACTGCGTAAAAAAAAGTTTATACTTATAATAAAAAATAAAAATACATTGAATACAAAATTCATATTTAATCATACTAAAATCTCTAATATTAATTTTAAATTTAACATTGTAAATAAATAATTATGACAGACACAAAAAATTTGAACATGACAGAACCTGCAAAGGCTGTGACTGCTACAAAAGGCACAAAAAATTTGAACAAGAAAGCATCTGAAAAAACTGTAAAAACGAGACCTACAAAAGATTCTACACAGGATGCTATTAAAAGCAGAGTTGCCTACTTACAACATCAAACAGATTTAATCAATATTGAAAATGATTATCTTGATGCTAAGGTTACTAATATGGAACTGACTATTAAGCATGTTAATCTTGCAACTAACTATGCCAGGGCATTAAAAATTCTACAAAAAGAAAATTCTTAAAAACAACTAATTTAATAGGTAGCGTAATTGCTACCTACTTTTTTTATTTTAATATGTTATCATTCAATTATAAAACTGTAGCAAAAGATGTTTCTAGAGATACTGGAATAGATAAAGATGAACTTGTAAAAATACAATTCGCTATATTTGGAAAAGTTAAAGAAGCATTAGATAGTACAGTAGTAGAGAAAAATATTAGAAAAAATGCTAGAATAAAAGGATTTGGCATTTTTGTAGCAAAAGAGGGTATTATAGACTTTTTTAATAAAGCAAATGTAACTAAAAGATATAATAGAAAATGAATTTACTTGACTATGTAGATGACGATATAAAAATTTCACCTGAACTTTTAGTTTTACTGCCTTTTAAGAAATTATGGGAAAGTAATAAAAGTAAAAGTAAAGCTGCTAAAGAGATTGCATATATATACTTCATGGTAAATAAAACTAATGAACTAGGATTCTGGCAAGAAGCAGATGCAACTGTTAGGCATAAGGAAATAAAAACCTTTATTTTTGGTAAAGATAGTAAATGGACTGCTTCTAAAGAGGTAATTGAAGCTAAACATTTCTATAGGAATCAAATCACACCTTTTGCTACAGGGCTCTTAGAAGATGCTATTAAGGCTGCTAATAGCATTAGAGAATATCTACGTGATGTTGACTGGAATTTAAAAGATAAATCTGATAAATTCACTTACGATGTAAATAAAGTCAAAGAGTTATTGTTAAAACTGCCTGATATAGATAAAGCTATTACAGAGTTAAGAAATAGAGTTAAACAGGAAGAAAGTAATGATGCAGATAAACGTGGTAATAAAAAGATAGGAATGTATGAATAACTTTAATTCTGTACAAACACAGATTACTACAGAGCTTTTAGAAGAACTTCCTAAAGATGTTGTAGATTCTTTAAATGACCATCTTGAAAATATTGAATTCATACGTAATTTAATAAATCCTAATAGAAAATTTGCAAAAGATTTAGATAGAGATGAAGAGGGTAAAATCTTAGTAAATATAACAAATCCTCACATACTAGAAGATACTGACTATTTTAGACCTCTTGCTATAGAATTTGAAATGAATGGCAAATACACTAGTATATTTCCTAATCCTGCAAGAACTTCTGAATATAGAAAGTTTTGGGATGAACAAAGAGATAGATGTATAAATGGTTATGTTAGAGAATCAGATGGAGAGTGGATTCCTGGAAGTTTTTACTTCTATTTAAACTTTTGTAGAATACCTGTTGCAGTTGCAAAAACTACTAAACAAAAACCATCTAAAAAAAATAAGAGAAGTAAAGCAGGCAAAACAGTTGAAGCTGATAGAGTATTAAAACATCCTGATTTTTGGGATGGGGATTATTTATATTATCATTATTTAGACCAAGCTAAAAAAGCAGGTAAACATGCTAATGTGTTAAAAACTAGAGGTAGAGGATTTTCTTTTAAAGGCGGTGAAATGTTAGCTGAGGGCTATTTCTTTTATGATAATAGTAATAACTATGCTGTCGCAGCACATGAAAACTTCTTAACAAATGATGGGCTTTTAACTAAAGCTTGGGATATTATAGATGATATAAATATAAATACCCCTTTTACTAAAACAGCATTGCCTAAATCACCAATGAAAAGAGTAGCTTCTTATGTAGATGCTAATGGAAATATTAGAGGTACTAAATCTGCTGTTATTGGCATATCTTTAAAGAATGATATTGAAAAACATCGAGGAAAAAGAGGAAGGATAATGCTATTTGAAGAATCAGGTGTTTTTCCTAAATTAAACACAGCATGGGATATTGCTAGAAACTCCTTTGAACAGGATGACTTAGTATTTGGATTAATGATATCTTTTGGTTGTGTATGCAAAGGTACTAAAGTATATACTAATAAAGGTGAATATATTAACATCGAAGATTTACAACAGCCTGATGGTATAGTAGGGTTTGGAGAAAATAATATTTCTAAAGAGCCTATAGTGTATATGCAGCCTCCAGCTAAAAAAGAATGTGTTAGAATAACTACTTCATATAGAACTTTGGAATGTAGTATAGACCATCCAATTTTAATAAGAACAACTGGAACACATAGAAAAGGATTTGATAAAGTTGAAACATACTTTTCTAAAAAAACAAGTAAATTTATTACATGTAAAACTAAATCTAAAGTAACATACCATAAAAAAGTATGGAGAGATGCAGAAAAACTTAAAGAGGGTGATTATTTATTAACAGCGGATATTATTGATATATGGGGAACTGATAAATTATTTGATGCTAGACTTGTTGGGATGCTTATAGGGGATGGTTCATATGGTATGAGAAAACATTATACTAGAATGGAATTTAAAACGCCTGTTTTTTCTAATTGTGATGACGAATTAAATAAATATGTCTATACTAAATATGACGCTGTAACTGAAAGTTCATATATTACTAAATTAGGAAAACATTATAAAGAAACTAGGATTAGAAAATTAATTCCTATTTTAAAAGAAGTGGGAATAGCAGGGCAATCTAAAACGCAAAAAAGACTGCCTAGTAATTATATGTACCTAACTAAAAAAGATTCACAAGAGTTACTAGCTGGTCTATTTGATACTGATGGCAGTATAATGTTAGATGTAAACAATAGAGCTTCTATTACAATAAGCCAATGTAATATAGAAATTATAAAGCAAATAAAAACCTTGTTAGAAAAATTTGGTATAGTAGGGTTTATAACTACAGTAAAGCCGTCTTTAAAAGAGGGTAGAAAAGATAGAAACTTACACTACAGATTAATTATTACAACAAAACAAAGTATAAGGAATTTTAAAAAATATATTCCTATAATAATTAAATATAAAATAGCAAAACTGGATAAAATTTTAAATTCTAAAGAGTTTTCGACAGATTGTAGAAAATATGACATATTTAAAGGTATTAGGGAAGAAAGAGTAACTAAGGTAGAATATATAGGGAAAAAAGATATTTATAATCTAACAGCAGGAAACACACACACATATTTAGCTAACAATATAATTACACATAATACGGGAGGAACTAAGGGCAATAGATTTGAAAGTGCTAAAGAGTTCATATACAACCCTGTAGGATATGGTATACTGCCTTTGAAAAATGTATTTGATAAATCAACTGGTAGTGGAATGTGTAGCTTTTGGTCAGGTATTTATCTAAACACCGCAGGTGCATATGATAAAAATGGTAATTCTGATGTAGTAAAAGCATTAATAAGGATTCTATATAAAAGGTGGGAAGAAGTACAAAGTGGAATTAAAGCAGATACTATCTTGCAAAGAAAAGCTGAGAATGCTATTACCCCACAAGAAGCAATATTAAGTACAAGTGAAAACATATTTCCTGTACAGGATTTAAAAGATAGATTAGCAGAAATTAAAACTAACCTAGGTGCATTTATATCAAAGCATTATATAGGCTTGATGGGAGTAAAAGATGGAGAAGTGGTATTTAACCAAAAACCTGAATTAACCCCTATTAGGAATTATCCTGTTGATATAGATTCAGATAGAACAGGTGCAATTGAAGTATTTAAAATGCCTGCAAAGGGAACTAAAGAACTGTCTATTGGAGAAAGGTATGTAATAAGTGTCGACCCTGTAAGATATGATAAAGTGTTATATAGTGTCTCACTTGCTTCTATATTTGTATTTGATTTATGGCTAGATGAAATTGTGGCTGAATATACATGTAGACCTGAATCTATTGAAGATTTTAATACTCAACTATATAGATTAGCCATTTGGTACAATGCTGAAATTAACTATGAAAACGATATTACAGATATATTTACATTTTTTAGAAATAAAAATGCACTTTATTATATAACAGATACTCCTGAAATGATTAAATCTTTAGAAATAGCTAAAGAGGGTAGAGGTAATAGACAAAAAGGAACTCCATCAAGTGTTAAATTAAATAATCAAGCTAGACTTTGGTTAACCCAATGGTTAAAATCTCCTGTCAAAAGTGATACTGAGGATAATGTAACATTGAATTTACACAAAGTACCTAGCATAGGATTATTAGAGGAATTAATTGCGTGGAATATTGATGGAAACTTCGATAGAATTTCTTCAATGGGAATACTTATGGTTAGTAGAAAAGATAAATTATTGTACTTAGAAAGTAATATGACACAGGAAGTGGCTGAATATGAAGAAGATGAATTTTTCAATGATGACTTAAGTATTACTAACCAAAATGAGAAAAGTATGAAAAATTTTGATTTAAAATTTTTATAATAATATTATTACCTTTACATAAAAAATAATATGATACAATTTCCATATCAAAAAAGAGCAACATCACAGAAAACATTAAACTTTTGTATTGAATGTTTAGAAAGTGCTGAACAGATGCAATCTGAATTATCTATAGCAAATGATAGTGCGGACTTGATAGATAATGAAAATATTCTAAAAGGTAAATTAGACCCTGTAAGGCTTGAAAAAATTGTAAATCCTATTGGAATGAAATCTTCTACCTTTAGAGTACCTACCCAATCATATCCATTACTAAAAGATAAAGTTGACTTATTACAAGGAGAAGAATGGAAAAGAAAATTTGCTTTTTCAGCTAAGTTGTTAAATCCTGATGCTATTAAAGAAAAATATACTGTAAAAAATAAATTTATTAAAGATGGATTAATTAGATTAATTACAGATACAGAATTAGATGATGATACTAAAAAGAAAAGAATAGAGAATTTACAAAACTCTATTATAAACTGGAAGTACATTAAAGAAATTAGAGCAAATAGAATTTTAGAGGCAGAATATGACTTACAAGGGCTAAAATCTCTTTTTAACAAAGGATTTAAAGCCCTGAATACTACTAGAACAGAAATATACGCTATTGAGTTAGTAAATGGTAGAATACAAACTAGAGCTGTCAATTGGAAGAATATCAAGGCTGCTAGATTAGGAAGTTCAGATAGAATTGATGATGCAGATATTATTATAGAAGAAACATATGAATCTCCTGGATGGATTATAGATAGATACTATGATAAATTAAAACCTAGTGAAATTACAAGAATTGATAAAGGACTTGTAGCACAATACGGTAATAGTAGAGATTTTTCATATCCAGCTACAGCAGGAGAAGTTACATTTAGTCGTAGTGACTTTGGAAAAACAGATATAACAACTACAAATAATATACAAAATAGCTTGATAGATACAAATGCCGTAGGCAAATCAAGTATATTAGATTCCTTTGGTAACATTAGAGTTACCAGACTTGTGTGGAAATCACTTAGAAAAATAGGTATAATTAAATGGATTGAAAACGGTAAAAACCATGAACGTACTGTAGATGAAAATTATACAGCTAATAAAGACAAAGGAGAAGAAATAAATTGGTATTGGAAACCTGAATATATGCAGATAACTAGAATAGGGGATGATATATACCCTAGTGATTGGGGTATAAAAGCTATTCAATTTATGCAAAAAGATAATATTACTTCAGCAGGCAGTGGCTATGTGGGAAATGTTCTAGATGTATGTATTACAGATGTAATGAAGCCCTTTCAAGTATTATATGATATTATAATGGCTAGGACTAAGCATGCCTTTATAGTTAGTAGAGGTAAAGTTCCTGTTTTAGATTTAGCTAGAAAACCTAAATCATGGGATGTGGCTAAATGGGATTATTACCTCAATACTATGAATACCCTCTATGAAAACTCTTTTAATGAGGGTGCAGTAGGTGTAGCAAAAGGTAAAATATCAGGTAATATGCAACAATCCACTAGGGTAATGGATTTAGAAAATGGCGCCTATGTACAACAACATCTTTACATGCTACAATATATTGAAAAGAAAATTGGCGATATTGTAGGTATATCTAAAGCTAGAGAGGGGCAATCATCCTCAACTGAAACAGCTACAGGTGTACAGAATGCAGTAACACAGTCTTATCATATTACAGAGCCTTACTATGCTATACATGAAGCAATTAAAGATAGAGTATTAAATAATATATTAGAGGGTGTTAAATACTGTATTAAAGTTAACCCTGAATTATATGAGAGTTATTTAGGGGATAATGATTTTATTTTAGATGAAATTGATTCTACACAGTTTACAGAAACTTCTTATAACGTTGTAGTTACTTCTAGTGGGGAAGATTATGAGCTACTTAATCAATATAAACAGTTAGCACATGCAGCTATTCAAAACAATGCTATGAAATTATCCACTCTTGCTACTATATATTCATCTAAATCAATATTGGAGGTTAGAGAAAAATTGGAAAAAGCTGAACAAGATTTAGAACAGAAAACAGCTCAACAAAACGAAGCTTCTGAAAAGATGAAAAATCAAATGATTCAATTAGAGTTAAAAGATAAACAAGATGATAGGGAATCTAAAGAACATATCAGTAATGAGAAAAATAAAATGCTTCTCCTTACAAAATTAATGGAGATTCAACGAGGAGAAAATGGAGATGAAATCTCAACAGAAGAAATGTTTCATAAAATGGAACAGAACTATTCTGAATTTTCAGCGCTTATTGAGCAAAGAGAAATAGAAAATAAAAGGGCTGAAAAAGAACAAGCATTAAAAGAGGAACAGTTGAAACAGCATCAAAATGCTTCACAGCAACAGAAATAGTGTTAATGTAATATGGTATAGATAGTTAAAACTTATCTGTCTCAATTTGATAGGAAAATAAATTAATTGTATAATTGTTAAAACAAAAACTTATGAACACAGAAGAATTGTTTGATGGCATTGGAGGTTTAGATTTAGAAGATGATTCTATAGAACTAAATGCTGATGGTGTACCTGTAGATAATATTACGGCAAGTACGCAAATACCTGAAAGTGCAGAAACACCTACAGGAGATAACCAAGGCAAACCTGAGGATGATGAAGATGATGGACTTATTGACATTGAAGATTCATTGCTTAAAGACCTTAATGGCGCAGATTCTACAGAGGATAGTACAAATAAGTCTGTAAATACAGATGTAGATGCATATCTTAATTTTTTGGATAATCTAGTAGATTCTAAAGTTCTTAAAGAATATGATAAAGACGCTTTTCTAAAAGAAGTTGAGGGAGGTAAAAATCCTACAGAACTTATAGTAGCCTTACAGAAAGAAGAATTAGAAGCTGCTAAAAAAGAGTATTTTGATGGACTATCTGATGAAGATAAGGAAGTGTATAAAGGGAAAACGTCGGGAGTGCAATTAGATGAACTTGGAAATGTTAATAATGCATTGGAGTATTATAAAGATATTACAGATGAATTTATAGAGGATGTGAAAAATGAAGATACCCTTAAACAAATCATTTCAATTGATTTAAAAAATAGAGGATTCTCCGACGATGAAGTTGCGGAACAGCTTGATATATATGAAGAAAAAGACTTAATTACAACTAAAGCTAAAAGTGCTAAAGAGAAAATAGTAAGTACTTTAGAAGCAACTAAAGTAAGTCTATTTGAAAAAGCAGAGGCTGCTAAACAGTCTGATTTAGAAAAAATCAGTTCTTATAAAAAAGAATTAAAATCTACAATTGAAACAATAGATACAATAATTCCAGGAATCAAAATTGATAGTAAAATGCAAGAACAACTCTATAAGGATTTTACTGAGCCTGTAGAGTATGGAAAAGACAAGTCTCCTATAGATGTTATATCCAAAGTTAGAAATATAAATCCTAAAATGTTTGATATTGCATTAAGATATTATAATAGAATAGGTTTATTTAATTTTGATGATAAAGGTAAATTTGCACCTGACTTTTCTGAAATTAATAAGAACTTACAAACAAAAGAAGCTAGACGTATAAAAGCAATTATTAGTACTGATTCTTTTTCTAAGAAAGAAAATTCTAAAAATACTCAAATACCTAATAATACAGGATTATTTGATGGAATAGATTAAATCTTAATTATATAAATATGAAACTAAGACCTTTTCAAATTACAACACCTAGGGACATATCAGGGCTAGTTAAAACTGAAAATTTAGCTTATAACTTTGGTATAGTGCCTCAAAAAGCATCTAAAGTTGCACTTAAATTGCGTAGTGCAAATGTTGGTGATGACTTAAATGCCTATTTATCAAAATTTCCTGTAAAGAAATTTGAAACACAAGATGACTTTACTTGGGATATTGAAGCTGATGGAGATAAAAACATTCCATTGACAAAATGTTCATTAACTCCTTTAGGAAGTCAGGTACTACCTACTGACAAAGTTGGTGAGGGAATAACTCCTTTTTATCTATTCTTTCCTGAAAATTGGTTTTTTGAAACCAATGTAATAGTTGGAGAAGCTTTAGAAGATTATCAAATTAGAATTTTAGAACCTGGACAGGCTGTAGCAGGAGGGTTAACTAGATATAAGTGTGAACTTGTAACTGGAGATGTCAATTTATTTATTCCTTTTGAAGAAGTAATGGCAGGTAAAAGATTCTCTAAAGACTTTTCTTTAGTAGAACAAGAACTTTCTGTAGATGGAGGTGGATTACACCACAGTTTTCCATATACTATGAAAGGTGCTTTCAGTATGATTAGAATGAAAACTGTTGTTCCTGGCAGTATGGTTAATAAATCTCGCCCTGTACAATTCTTTTGGAAAGATTCTAAAACAGGTAAAACTATAAGTTCATGGTTAGACAAGCTAACATATGACTTTGATATGCAGTTTCTTAAAGAGATTAATTATCTTACCCAATATGCACGCTCAAATGAAGCTCCTGATGGTACTTATAAAAACAGAGGTACTTCTGGGAATATTATTAAGCAAGGTGATGGAATTAAAGCTCAAACACGTAAGTCTAACTATAGTACTTATAATGAATTTGATGTTAAAATTCTAAGTGACCATGTTTTAGCAATGTCTGTTGGTAAATATAAAATGGGTGAACGTGATGTTCTTTTAAACAGCGGTGAGTGGGGTCATAAACAATTCCATGAATCTGTAGAGAATGTTCCTGGAGCTACATTTGTAGCATCAAGAGATACCCATAGAATCTATACCAATAAAGATGGTAATATGGGTTGGAGAGGACAATTTACTGAGTATTATGGTGCTAATGGAGTTAAGCTTACTAGTATTCCTGATATGACTAAGGATGACCCTGTTAGAAATAAAAGAAACCATCCTACTGAACAAGGACTTATTGAATCAAGAAACTATGATATTTATAATATGGGTACTTCATCAGGTGAAAATAACATTCAGAAAGTTCAACTTGCTACTGGAGGAGAGATTAGAAAATTTAGAGAGGGCTTAAGGTCTCCATTTAGTAAAGGTGAGGGTAGAATGGAAGTAGAAACAGATGGATGGGAAGAACATAGAGCATACATTGGTGGTGCAATGGTATTAGACCCTGAAGGAACTGGAGCTTATAATATTAATTTTTAATAAATATTTGTACAATGACACAAAAAGTAGATAGTAAATTTAATCCCTTAGAAAATAGAGTTATTCTAGTAAAGCCTGTGATTAGGGCTACTAGGATAACTCCTAAAGGTCACAGTGGTAACTGGCTTTTTGACAATACTAGTATAGAATTTTGTACTAAATTGGATATAAATTCAGGTAACATGGTAGAACCTTTAAGTGCAAAAGAACGTGAGTTTTTTGAAAATCCTGAAAATAGAAATATTCATGGACTTGACTTTAACCCTGGAGATTTATCTGCAAATAAATTAAAAGATAATTTTTGGAAAACATTTAAAGTTAAAATTATAAAAAAAGCTAAAGGTGCAATTCCTGAGGAAGCTACTTTAATGACATTGGATTTAAGTAAGCCTTATGACTTTTTTAAATATAAAATTTTACTTACAAATGATTGTGAAAAAGGGTCTGTTGCACTTGGAATGGAAAATAAATTTTCTAGGGCTAGTAATAGAATTGTATTAGTTGAAAAAGATAATGAGAATATCGATACTATTAAAAAACTTGATATTTTAGAAACTGTAAATAAGTTTTTCTACTCAATTAATAGTTCTGCTGACAATTTAAGAAATTTCTTAAGAGCCTATAATTTTACTTATAGAGCACACGTAGAAACTCCTGAGGATGCAGGATTAGATTGGTATAAAATTGAAGTACAGAAACTGATTAATTCTAATTTATCTAATGTTTATAAGTTAATTGTAGATAAAAGTTCATATAAAGATAAAATCTTTATTATTACAGCATTGAAAAATAATCTTATAAAAATAGGTAAGTATAAAAACTTTGAAACTCAAGATGGTGTTGACTTAGGTAGAAATTTAGAAGAAGTTATTGTAAATATAAACTCAGATGAATTTCAAGACCTGCTAATGTTGATTAAAACTAAAATATCTAAATGATAAAAGCCGACTTTATAACATCTGTTAAAAATAGTCTTTATTTGATGGGGAGTAATGCTTCCCCATCATTTAAAGATGAATACATCTGTCAATATTTGGATAAAGCATACCATTCAGTAATTAATAGTATTATTGAAAGTGCTGATTTAACCTATATTACCAACCTAATTGAAAGTAAAAGATTAAATATTACAGATTATACAGGCAAACAGAAAAACTTTACATTTGATGTAGGCAAAATATTTGCTATAGTATCAGGCTATGTATATACTAAATATAATGGAGGTACTCCAATAAAAAGACCTATCGAGGTATATTCAAATATATTTATAGATACATTGCTGGATAATTCTAATTACTTATATTTTTCATCACCTAAGTTTATTTTGAATAGTAGGGATAATAATATTTCTATTATAATTGATAGTTATAGTGAGTTTACAACATATTCTTGCACAGGTACTGCAATTCCAATAAGTTTTAAATATATAAAAATGCCTACTAAGTTTATAGATATGCAAAATAATGACACTCCTTTAATATCTGAAATAAAGCATTTAGAAATTGCAGATAAAGCAGCAGAATTGATTGCAAATATATTAAGTCCACAAATGGCTCAATTTGAAATACATAATAATGATATAATTCCTAGATAATGAAAGTATTACAGATATATAGATTGTTAGAATTAAAAATACCTAATTATTCTAAGTTAATACTTAAGGGATTGCATTCAGATACTGTTGAAGAAGCCTTAAATACGGCTGCATTTGATGTATTTTCAAAGTTCTTTGAAGTGTTTGAACAGAATCAATACACTAAGTTTGGTATCTCTAATTTAATAATACATAATAAGTTAATGGATGTTGTAGAAAATACTGAATTACATCCATATCAATATGGTAAAATCTATAATACAAACGATGTATATTTTTCAATGAGTGAATTTATTGATATAGCAGGAAAGGTTGTAAATATTATACCGATAAAGCATGATTATTATTTGACAAATATTAATAATAATATGCGTAAACCTGATATTAATTATCATTTTTGGAGATTAGATATTGGTACAACTGATAACAATAATGTAAGTAGAGAAATAATACTTGATAAAGATTATTTAAATAACGATGTTAGATATTATATAACATATATTAAACTACCATCTAAAATAGATTTGTCAAATATTAATTCATTTATTGATATTAATGATGAAATCCTAGTTAAAAATGTTATACCTTTAGCTATAAAATATATTTTAGAAAAATTTGTTATGGAAGATGCTATTACAGAACATAGGCAACAGGTTCAACAACCTCAACAACCTCAACAACAGATACAGCCACAACAACAACAACAACAATAATGATATTAATAATTATTTTATGAACTTAATACTTTAAAAAATGAAATCACAAAAAAACAGTGCCCAACTATTTGTAGTAGCTGATACTGTAAATTCAGGTAATGTAGATGCCATAGCAGATGATAAGCTTGGATTTGAATGTGTATTAGATAGTACAGGTACTAAAACTCCTGGAGAAGTGTTTACAGTAATTCCTGTACACAGTGCCTTTAAGGTAATAGTACCCAGAGCTAATGGTATTTCAGAGGTGTCAGATGCAGTTTATACAGACGATATTACTGAAATTTCTATTAATGATGCAGATGCTGTTGCTGATGTGCAACAAGTAGACTATTTAGGATATAATCCTATTTTAGGTAGTGGAAATATTGAAGCATTAACAGATAATATCTTTACTTTGAATATAAAGATTATTGGTGATACAATGGCTTCTTTTGCTGCACAGACTACAATTGATGCTAGTTTTAAATCAGGTGCATCAACAACGCCTTATGCTATAGCATTGGGATTAGTTGAGATAGGAACAGGTAACCTAAAATATACCCCTAATGACATTGTGCCTATTAGATTTGACATAGTAGCTAAACATGCAGGAGTAGCACTAGGTACTGGTGTAGGAACTCTGAGATTTACAAAAGGTAGTAAATACTTCTCTGCATCAGACATAGATAATGCTACAACCAATGCTGCATTAGCAGTAGGAGATTTTATTAGATTAGGTACAACACTTTCTGATGGAGTTTACAAAATTGTAGAATTAAATGCTACTACTAATATTGGTAAATTAGATAGAGTTGCTTCTATTTCAAAAACAGGCACACAAACTTCATTTAAAAGAATAACTGCTGCCACGGCTGCTTCTACTTCATTTGGAATAAAAATTATAGGACTAGCTACAATAAGCTCTCCTGGGTATATTGATACTTATATTACTAGATTTTTTACAAGTATTAATGGATTTGGCACAACTACTGTTTCAAGAGAAGCTGTAGTAGCATATAAGTCTGCTAAAACTCCTGAAGTAATTGCACAACTAGAGGCTGAATTAGCAGGTGCAAACGGAGTAATTTATAGGGCAACTCCGCAATATAATGGAAATAGAGTTTCTTATGTTGTTAATGGAGTGACATATGACACTGTACATATTTCATTCAATAAAGACTATAAGAATAGTTTTGGAGAAACTTTAAAAATTCCTGCCGAGATAATTATAGCTATTAACTCAACTAAAACCGCAGGGTTAAAGACAATATTAGCATCTATTGACTAAGTCTTAAACTTTAATTTATTATATGTTGAAATTAAAGGTCTTTTATTAATTTAAAAGACCTTTTTTATTATATTTGCAATAAAACATAAAAAAATGGTTAATAGCTTATCTTCATTTATATATAGCAATCTTGACAGTTTACCTCCAATTATAAAATTAATGGTTTTTCCATTTCTATTTATACTATTTTTCATTTTAAAACTTATTAAAGCTAAAAAGAAAAATAAAGTCATATTCTCCCTAATAAAAAAGATTATAAATAGAATAGTAAGACAGAATTTGGAATATCATAATGTATTTATAAGTTTAAATATAAATATAAGTAAAATATCAAATATAGATTTAAAAAACAAGAATAAAACTAAAGTGTTTAAAATATTATTAAACACGCAGTTAGCAGAAATAAAAAAACTTTTAATTGAAATTATGGGATTTAAGAACATTAAAAGTTTAAATTCAGAAAATTTATATTTAAAAATATGTAAAGCAATGCTTGCGCATAACTCTGCTTTTAAAACACAAGTTAATGTTAAAATACATGCTAAATATCCCGACATTGATTCAAAAAAGCTAACATATTTAATAGCAGGTAATGCAAATAAAGAACTTACAATGAGTATGAATACTTTACTATTGTATGTGGAAAAGCTTGCAAACAGTACTATATATGATGATAATTATGAAAGAATTACAGCCTTTTTTGATATGGTAGATACAATAATAACTGCTTTAATGTTGGATGCTGAAAATAATTTCACTAATTTTAATGGAAATTTTGATTCTTTTTTTAAATAAAAGTTATGAATTTTACAACATATATATATAATTACTATTATTTTCTTACAAAGAAATTAGATAGAATGGTGGTATCATTGCAAACAGGCAGTCTAAATAAAAAAGACTTACATGATTATATTATACATTCTAAGATATTACAAAAACTTGAATTGTTTATACCTGAAACTTCAGAACCACAACAATTTGATGTTGATACCTACATAAATATTCAAACAGAATTAAATAAATACTTAGATATAAATTTACATTACTATGAGTTTACTTACAGTTAATAATAATCAAGACTATTCAAAGTTTAAAGTTGGCTATAGTACAGATATACTTGGAGAGGTTGCTACATTAGTAATAACAATAACTACTACAGAACAGGAATACAAAGACAATTCTCCAAAAATAGTAACTTCTGAAATTCCCTTAACTAGTGCCTTGTCTACAATAGATAACCCTGATGAAATTGTTATACCTGTTGAAGAATTGCCTGAAATCATTGATGGATTGTACTGTTTTACTGTATACATACGAGATGAAAATGATAGTATAATTGATACAATCACTGCGAAATACATGATTATGTATAATGCAGAAGTAACTATAGGATTAGATTCAGTAAATTTGGCACAGAGTTTAGATATTGGCAATCCTAATTATTTGCAAAAAGCTTTAGAAACTCTTTATCAAGAGGAATTATTAGTTGGAATACAACGAGGTAATGCTGTAGGACTTATTCCTGAAACATTGCGTATACTTGAATACATAAAATATATACTTAAAAATAATTAATCATGGATAAGGTAAATGATGGCTTTAAAGTAGGGAAAGAAGATATATATAATCCATTGAAAGGAGATTCTAGTGAGATTTCAGGTGTGTATGTAGTTAATATTGTAAAAGAGGATACAGAGTTAGTAGTTACATTTAGTAATGGTACTACAACTCATTTTGCTATAGGAGAAACTGGATTTTTAAATGTTAAAAATGTTACATATAATGAACATGATAACAGATTAGCTATTGTATATTCAGATGATACTGAAACTATACTTCAGTTAAAAACATCCATTACAGGCTTAGCTGTAAATAATAAAAAGCTTTCTATAACCTACAGTGATGGTTCAACTAACACTTTAAATATAGATGATTTACTCTCCTTTTCAGGCGATAATGATAGTATAGTTATTTTAAGGGATAATGTGTTAACAATATCTTCTTCTAAATTATCAGATTTTGTAAATAAAGAAGATGATAACGACTTTAATGGAGATAATACTTTTAATGGTAATTCATACTTAAGTAATTTAAAGTTTTTAGCTGATGACCCACTAAGTAGCCCAATTCTCCACATATCTGACCTTACAGCAAAAGGTGATTCAGATACATCTACACTAATGACAAAACATGCAATCTTAAAATTATTTGGCAGTTTTACAGGAGGAGGTATAAATATAACAGGCAATGCTAATAACATTCCTGTAATAAACACAGATGGCGATGGATTAGTTGATTCTTTAATCAGTAAAGATAATTTATTTCTATTAAATACTAAAGCCGATAGAGTTGTCACAGATGGTAATATACTATTTGATAATATAGATATTCAGATTAAAGAAAGTCTATCTGGTCAATTAGGAGCGTTACCAAAAGGTAATTTCTCATTATCAAACGGGATAAAAGTTAAATATATTTTAGATAATATTTCAAATACTTCTTTTGATAAAGATAAATCTTTAGTTACTGCACAAGGAGTTGAAAATTCAATAGCACAAGCACAGTTAAATAGCGTAACATTTACAAAAAGTGTAATTAGTGCATTACCTGATTATCCTACAGGTGAGCCTGCATCACCCTCTCAAGGAGATAGATACATAATTAATATTGATGCCAACGAAACTTCAACATTAACAGGACAGACAATACCTAAAAATTCAATAATTGAATGGGAGGGTACAGGAACTGGATGGATTATTACACCTCCTGTCAATGCCCTATCCACATTAAATAGAGCAACTGGTACTTTTTGGAGAGTTGTCCAAGATTCAAATAATAGATTAGTCTGGGAAGACCCAAATTCAGGAGGAATATCATCACATGATGATGCTACAGATGTTAGAGATTCTGATGGAGTATCTATGGCAACTCCATCACAAGCAAGACATCTTAATTCACAGGAAACTGATTTATTATTAAAAGGTGGAACAGTTTCTACTGAACATACTCATGCACCTGCAACTGCAACAAGACCAGGAAGTGTACCTGCATTACCTTTAGACAGTTCTAAATTTCTTAACGGTGAGGGTGAATTTGTCTCTATGGCAGATATTAATAATGTAACTGACTTACAAGTAGAATTTGATACAGATACAACTTCTCCATTTAAGAAAGTCTCCCCATTGTCAAATGGAGTATCAGGATTTACAGTAGGAAATGTAACGACATTAAACTGTTCATGGATAGCAGACGTTACAACACGTAATTGGGTAATTACAGATATAACTTTTCCAAAAGAAGAATATACTACAAAAATAACAATAACAAACAGCTATGGTGAGTATTTTCAATACATAGTAAGTACTAAAAATCCAGCACTTGGGGCAATTTCGTCTGTAATACTTTTAAATAAAGGTGTTGATGGTAAAAATTGTTCAATCAATGTTCAAGTCAGTACTGATGGAAAAACACACTCAATAGAAAGCAATCCAGGAAACACACATAGGGCATTACATGAAGCATATGGAGACCCTAGATTTTATTGCCATATTGAATTAATTGGATACTCAGGTTATTCACTTGGGGATAAGATAACTATAATTCCTAGAGCAGATGTAGGAATAAACGACCACATAACTCCAAATGTTTCAAATATTTTAGATGGAGCAGTTGGAGAAGCCAATTACGGATTAAATATTGGAGAAGCTGGAACAGGAATATATAAAGAGAAAACTAATTCAGTCTTAACCTTTAAAAAACTAAACTCGATATCTGAACATTTAACAATTAATGATTCAGAGGATGGGGAAATAGAATTTAACTTTGACCCTAAAACTGACTTTAGTAAAACTGACTTCATAACTGCTGTTCAAGATGGTAATGATAAATATAAATTTAAAGCCGTAAATTTTAACAGACAATTAAGTCAGCATACAATTATCTATTTACATTTTCCTGACGAAATGGATGCTGATTTAGACAATGCTAACATTTTACTAAGTATTGATGAGGGAGAACACTATGTTCCTATTATGGATAGTGCAGGAGAAACAATTAAACTTGTTAACGCATTTAAAAGGGGTCTTAAAATAGCCTTAATGTATGAGGAGGATTCAGATACAGAAGCAGAGGGTTGGTATCCATTATTTTCAGATTTAGATTTTATCAGATTAGCAGGTGAGGGTTGGAACGGAGAAACTATCCTAGATAATTACTCAAAAAATCAAGTTCAAGATGATACTATAACAAATATATTATCTGCATTAGCGTCAGGTGGAGAGATTGTTTCAGAAATAGTTGCTATTAATGGGGTTATTACTGCTCCTGTAGAGAAGACTAAAATTGACTTTGAGGTTGATATTCCATCAAACAACACAAGCTATTTAGATGTAGATGCAAGTAATGATATTTTATTAGAAAGTGAAAATCCCGCAGGATATCAAATAATTGGAAATTTTACAGTAAAAGGAACTCAACTTGATTCATCTGTATCAAGTAAGGTAAGATTTAAGTTATATAATGGAGATGACCCAATAGATACGTTCAATATCGTTGTTTTAAAAGGTGAAGTAAAAAGTGTTTCTAAAAGTTTCTTTCACACTGTAGCTGTAGGAAATGCTCCTGAAACATTAACAGTTACAGCAGAGGTGCTTAGGCACAGTATTGAAATAGAAGAAGCAAGCCTACAAGCAATAACGAGATTTACTATTGGAGGAAGTAGTGTTGATGGCATTATCACACGTAACTATATTCATCCTGTTGTTGATACTGGTAATTTAGAATTAGATTTTGCAGGTAGAAATGAAGTGTACGCAACTAAAGATGGTGGAGGTGCTATTGTTATCAATGAAGATGTTGAAATAGCTTACACTAATTATCCAAAGTTTGATACTGCTTATATAGTAATTGAAGTACAGACTGAAACAAGAACAATTACATTTCCTGAAAATCATAAGTCTGGTGACTTTAGATGGGAGAATTTAGTTTTAACTTTAGATGTAGGATTTTATCAGTTAACAATAAGTAATAATGGTGCATATTACAGTGTATTATGCTCACAACCTGAATTATAATGAGTTTATTACAAATCAATGCAATGTTAATGGGGAATCAGTATAGATACCCTGCAAATGCTCTGTATACAAAAGAACAAGTTGATACTCTTATTCTTACAAATAGTTATATACCTATTGCAAATAGTTCTGAATTAGTTAACTTGGTACAGTCTGCTTCTCAAACTATGGGAAAAGGTACACCTTGGCAAGGTAATTATACAACTGGATTAGATAAGAAATATATAGTTGTTACTAATTTCACTATTGCATCGAATATTACTAACACTCTTGATAATTTTGCAGGTATTTTTGATGGAAATCAATTAAAATTAACTTATAACTATGGCAATTTATTTGGTACTCCCGATGCTTTAGCTAAGTACTATAATCTTAATGTGTATGGAAATGTTACATCAAATGGCTATTTAGGAGGGATTTGGTATACTTTTTCAGCATATGCTGAGAATTGTACATTTACAGGAAGCATATTAAATGGTCAAGGAAGTCTTGCAAGATTAGGAGGATTGGCAGTAACTACTTCATCTTCAACAATATTGAAAAACTGTTCAACCAATGTTAATATAACATCTACAATTAATGACAGCAATGGAGGTTTAGGAGGTTTAGTTGCTTTAGGAAATGGTGGCACATTTGAAAATTGTCACTCTAGTGGAATATACAATGGATTTTCAAATACAGGTGGATTAATTGGAAGTATAAGTTCAGGAGATTTAATTTTGAATAACTGTTCAAGTGATGCTGTTATAACAGGAACAATAAATACAGGTGGTTTAATTGGTTTTTTTAATCGTAATACAAATTCATTTTCAACTATTGGAATTAATGAGTTTACAGGAAGTGTAGACGGAGAAAGTAATTTAGGCGGGATAATTGGAGGATTTGAAGGAATTTCCGCAAATGATATTAATGTATCAAAATTACATTCAACAGGAAATATAACTGGAACTGGAAATTATATTGGTGGGTTATTTGGAATGTCATTTTTATCTACAAAAGAAATTAATATAAGTGATTCTTATTGTAGTGGGGATGTACAAGGGAATGATTATGTAGGTGGTCTTGGTGGACGTATTGGAGTGACAACAATTAAAGATTGTTATTCCACTGGTGCGGTTAGTGGAAATACTAATGTGGGAGGGTTGATTGGGGGTAATATTTCAACAATTATTATTAATTCATATTGGGATACAGAAACAAGTGGACAAGCAACAAGTGATGGAGGAACAGGTAAAACAACAGCAGAGATGCAACAAGGGTCAATTCCTGACACAAACATCTATGTTGATTGGGATAGTTTAATTTGGGGTTCAGGTTCAACAAGTGAATATCCAATATTGAAAACTGTAACTGCAAGTAATAAGTATCTTGCAACAGAAATAGTTAATGATGAACTTGTAGACCAATATGGCAATATCAATATACCAATAGTATCAGGATTAGTTACTGATGGTACTGCAATATTAGACTTAGCAGGATTTGGTACAACTTATGACAAGTCTTATTATATAGGTAATTCAGAGGGTAAAGATGAGAATTGGGATTATCCATTTATCTATTTTGATACTAACAACCCTACTCATTGGAAAATTGAAGAGCTTAATTATCGAATGATTGAAGAACAGTATATTGCAGGAGATGGGAATTTGAAAAAACTCTATGCAAAGTTATTATATAGCGGAGGAACATTACAAGGATTAGAAGAGTTGTATATGTATAATACTTCTGTTCAAGATGAAACTGCAATATTATCTGTAATTGGAACGTCTGGACAAACAATTAAATTCAATGGTATTAATCAATACGCTCATGTATTAGATAATGGAGCATTAGATATTGTTGAAGCTTCGTCAGTCTTTTACTACGGTGGATGGGTAAATATTCCTGAAAGTAGTAGTGGAAATCATACATGTATTGCTAAAACAGATGGCTCTGATGTAATGACTGCAGGAAATTACTCTACCTATTTAGGTGGAGATGTTCTATATTCATTTACAATGCCTGCTAATCACTACTCACAGTGTAAATTTGGATATATTCCTACAATATCAGGTTGGCATCATTTGGCAACAAAGATAGATATTACCAATGCTAAATTATGGGTATATTTAGATGGAGTTAAGGGTGAGGGTAATACTTTAGACGGAGGATTTTCTAATATATCTAATATATACCCATTCATACTAGGAGGTTCAACTAATTCAGACGGAAGTGGAGCTATCAACTTTGCTGAAATTGAGATGAAAGATATTAGAATATATCGCAAAGACGTTACAGCAAACTTAACTGATTGGATGAATGGAGATATACTTAACGATGAAATTGCAATGTGGAAATGTGATGAATTGGTAAGTGGGGAACTGCCTGATAATGCAGGAGGATTTAATTTAACACTTGAAAATAACCCACAAATACAACAATATTATACAGGTGAGATATTATGTGGAAAAGAAGTTTAAAAATAATTAATAATGAGAAGTAAAAGCAAAATAATAACATTCAATTATTCAGAATTACCACAAAAAGCAATTAACATCTTGGCTAATAGTACGGATGAAGCGAATAAACATTATGATTTTGAATTGGATGGAAAAACAAATCAATGGAAGTTATACTTACACTATGATAATTCTTATAAAGAATTTGCAAAAGATTTATTAATGTATGCTCAATATATAACTAACTTTCAAAATACAGTCAAAGGTTCAGACTATCTTGATATGTATATTAAGGTTGAAAATGAGCCTGTAACTAATGCTGACATAACCTCTATCAAAGGTCATTATAAAAATATTAAGTTTTCAGAGATAACAGCAGGAACATATGACTTTTCAAATCTATTAACTGAAAAAGACGTAAATAATCTATTATGGCAAAACTAAAGTATTTAATAATCCATTGTACAGATACTCCTCCTACAATGGAAGTATCAGAAGATGACATTGACTTATGGCACAAAGGAGCTAAGTATGACCCTATAACAAAACTGTATAGGTTTATGGGACATAACTATACTAAAGATAAACTAGCTTATAAATATTTAAAATTGTCTAGTGGCAAGATAGTTAATGCACTTCAAACAAATGGAAGAGGCTGGTCTGTTCAAGGTTATGCTAAGATGTATAAAAGAGATGGCAGTACATTTACTTGGGTAAAAGATGATGGCAACCAGTGGATTAAAGATAATGAAATAACAAACGGAGCTAGAGGTATAAACAAATACTCTAGTCATAAAGTATTAGTTGGAGGAAAAGATTGCAAATTTACAGATGCGTTCTTGAAAAATTATACCACAGCTCAATTTGTTCAATTAGAATCTGATATAAAAGAATATATTGCTAAACATCCACAGATTAAGATAGGAGGGCATTATCAATTTTCAGCAAAACAATGTCCGGGATTTAATGTTAGAGATTATTTGAAAATTATAGGAACACCTTTAAAAAATATATTATGAAAAAATGGTTATATTTATTATTCAGCTCTCATTCAGTTGTGAGTTCTAAAAGAGTAAGTGGAATGATTTTACTTTTAAGTAGTATTCTATTACTTTTTATAAATAGTGATTTTACAGACAATAAACTTTCTATTATTAAACTTGTAGTAGTTATTGGTGGTATATTAGTAAGTGGAGGTTCAATTGAAACAGTTTTAACCAAATTTAAAAAATAGAAATTATGGATGGCAAAAGATGGTCTAAAGAGGTAACTACAGACAAAGGTTCAAAAAGAATAAGTGTTGAACAGGTAGAAAATGGGTTTATTATAACTAAATCAATAGACACCTATGGTGATTCCACCATACCTAGTAAATATGAAACTAAAAAGTACATCTCAAAAGAGAATCCAATTAAAAATTATAAAGGATTTGAGGAACTTAATGATGAGGTACATCCTACAAAACTATATGAGGGAATAGAATGAACTTGATAAAAGCACTAGTACTTAGTATTGTTGTAGCAATAGTAACATTCTATATAGGGAAAACCTTTATATATCCACAACAATTACCTACAAAAGTAATTGCGTATGATACTATAACTAAGGATACAGGGAAGACAAAGTTTTATCCTGAATATATAGATACAACTATTTATTCTACTATACTTCTACATGATACAGTACATACTAAAATAGATACATATGCTATTCTAGTAGATTATTTTGCTAAGAAGTTTTATGTAGATACTACAATAGTAGACAGCCTGCTTACAGTAATAATAGAAGATTCTATTACTAAAAATAGTATTGTATATAGGCACATTAAAACTAGGTATATAAATAAAACTACAACTATTTATCCTACCACACAATTAAAAGGTTTGTTTATAGGGGGAAACTTGTGGTTTAATACTATTGGATTAAATGCTAGTTATATTAATAATAATAATTGTTTTGATTTATCTTTTAATTTAAGTAATTTTAACAATAATATAATTTATTATCCGACAATAGGATTTAAAAGAAAATTACAATGGTAAAAACATTAGATGTAATAGCATACTCAGTAATTGATACTATAAGACCTATATTAAAAACTACAGATTTTATAGATATTAGAGATGTTAAAAACTGGATAAAAAACTATAGGAATTTCTTTGCAAAACAGCAGGCTGATAAAAATAGCCCTTTCATTCCTGCACAGTTTTTACAAATGGAAAAATTAAACATGGAAATTTTAGATAAAATTCCTAAATATCCAAACTTGACTATTACAAAATCAACAAATTTGCCAAATATTCTTACTGGTAAAAGTGGCAATTATCTTGTAGAAGCTATATCATATAATGACTCTATTATAGACAGTTTAGCACAAGTGGATAATATCAAAGCTCTAATTAGTTACGTCAATTCGGATAGATTTGATGATGATTGTACATACTGTGCTATTATTAATAAACAGTTAGTTATTGCAGGAAAACATAGTATATACAGTGATAGCCTGAAACAATTATATATAAATGCTATATTTGAAAACCCTGAGAATATTTCCATGTTCAATATTGATACAGAACAATATCCTGTATCTTCTAGTCTTATCAGCACTATTGAAACCTTTATATTAAAAGAAAAGTATGGTATTAACTTAGCTAATTATTCAGACAATACCAATGATGAGGTGCATAATCTAAATTCAGATACTGATGCTAAGAGGTAAAAGAAAATATATTTCAGATTATACAACTGCTGATATTTACAGGGATTATAGAAATATCTATAAAGGAACTCTTTCTAAAAAAGAGTTTTCACATTACTATAAAGTAATTATAGATTTTATTTTAGAAAAGGTTCTAAATGATTCAGAAGAATATATATTTCCATTCAGACTTGGAACATTTAGAATCAAACGTACAAAGTATGTATTAAAAACTGACGAGAATAATAAAGTTATTACAAACGGTTTAAAGATAGATTTTAAATCTAGTTGGAACTTATGGCACAGACAATATCCAAATCTTACAGATAAAGAGATTATTAATATAAAAGGAAAGAAAAATATATATTTTTTAAATGAACACTCAAATGGATATTATAATAAATTCTATTGGGATAAAAGGACTTGTGTAGGTAAGAATCAATCTGTATTTAAACTATATATTAATAGAGATAGAAAAAGAGATTTAGCTTTTTTAAGTAAACAAAATAAGATTTATTATGAATAATGGTAGATATGTAGATAAGGATACTATAATTAAAAGAGTATCGCAATATTATGGACTAGATGCATCAGGTAAAGATATAAATGATTTTATTTATGATGGGCTTAGAGGTGTTGGTAAAAGAGCAATGTTTGATTTAATCGCTACTACAGGAGAGAATGGTATGCCACAGCCTATAGATGTTTCTGAATATAGAGGTATATTACCTACTAACATTGAAGCTCCTTTATTTGCACTAGACTATGATACAAATGAACCTTTAAGATGTATAAATAGTGTATTCAATGAGACACATATGTTACATACTGCTGCATCTAAAACATACTCATTAAAAAGAAATTTTATATTCACTAGTGAAAAAACACAGAAAATAGTATTAGTATATTTAGGATTTCCTTTAAACTCTATTGGAGAGCCATTGATTCCTGATGATGAAAACTATCTAAAAGCTATTACAGCTTATGTAGCTATGAGCATTGCTAGACCTCTAGTTATAAGAGGAAAATTAAACCACCAAATATTCTCTATGATTGAACAGGACTATTTTGCATATGCTAATAGTACTGATGTAATGGAGATGCCAAATGAGGATGAAATGGAGCAGTTGAAAAATAACTTATTAACACTATTACCTGATTATAATAAGTACTCACATAACTTTTCTGATTTAGGGTTACCTACTAATATAAAATACACATAATGAATGCTAGAGGAACAAAACCACACAAGTTTAATTTTGAGGGAGGAATGAATAGAGATACTTCTTTTATGAAATATCCTAAAAATTCATACTTTGAGACTGAAAATTTTAAGCTATTTACTAATAAAGAGGGTTCTTTTTATGACCTTGAAAATGTAGATGGTACTTCAAAAGCATTATCATTTACAAATGTGAAAATATTATATTTAGTAGAAGCAGTGGATTTTTTAATCCTGTTTTGTACTATAAAAAATCGACTAGTTATTCTTAGAGTAAATAAGTCTTTTATTTATAAAGGGCTAAAAACTGTTATACCTCCAATAGATGTAGAAGCTATAAATAAGTATGCTGGGAATACTATTAGTTTAATATATGTTGATACTATGACTGCTGTAAGTAATACTATTTATTTTGCTAAGTATAACTATGAAAATGAAATTGTACAAAAAATATACTGGAAAGATGATAATGGATTTAGGGCTTTAAATGTTATAGAATCTGAATTTAATCATTTAGCAGGTAAAACATATGAAAGCACACTTACCTATACCTCTTTACTAACTACACAGGCTGAATTTACATCTTATACAACAGGCAATTTAAAGTCAGGTGCATATTTTTATACCTATCAGTTATTTGATGTAAATGGACTAGAATCAGCTTTTGCTCCATTGTCAGATGTTGTATATATTTCAGATAAGTACTCAAGTACGCAGTATAGTAAAATTTCAGGTGGAAAAGTTGGAGAAAAATCTTCACTGGGTGTTGTAGGGAAAATTTCTAATATAGACACTTCTATATACAATAGAATACGTATTGTATCAGTATTTTATTCTGAAAAGACTAGTATTCCTATAATAAGTATTATTTCAGAACGTACAATTTCTAGCAATATAACTTTTACAGATGTAGGTAATTCTCTTGGAAATTTATCATCAGAAGAATTGCTATTTAGAAATATTATATTAAATCCAAATACTATTGAAGATAAAGATGGCTTTCTATTTTTAGGTGCTGTTGATAAAAAGGATTATTTTGATGTAGATGACTATGTAAAAGAACACAATATTACAACTGGGGTTGTTACAGATTCAAATGGTAAATCCTTTTGGGAAAGCAGAATGTTTAGTTTTGGATTTGATGGTACTACTAGTTTTTCACAAACAGTTAAAAACCTAGACAATACAGATTCTACTATAATACATTTCAATAACCTACCAACTCTTCCAAAAGAACATGATTGTATATATACTGGAATAGAAGATGTCAAAACTACTGAATGCTTTGCCTATAAACATGATGGTACAGGTATGAATCCTGTACTCTACGGATTAAATCCAAATGCTATAATAGCGGATGGCAGGGTATCTTATGGAGCATATGGAAAAAACATAGAATGTGAATTTTTAACTAGAACTGTGAATATAAACGGTACTATAGATAAAGCAGTATTTGATGATGAAATAGTAAGTCCTACATTCTCAAATGGAATGTTTAATGACTTTTCTAATCCTAATAATTGTAAGTATTTAGCAATAGATTATGATGAGGTCGATAGATACGGAATACAGTTTTTAGAAAATTCTACAGGGAGGTTAAGTTATGTTAAATGGTGTATAGACTTAAGAAGTCCTAGTACATACAGTTTTGCAACCAACGGTGCAGAAACAACATCTATAATTCGCACTTGGGATGATAATGCTACTACTGATGCTTTAAAAGCACTTTATTTAAAATTCACAGTTAGGAATATACCTACGGGATTATCATGGAGAATAGTTAGAGTACCTAAAGAAGTAGAATCTGATTATAGCAATAAAAGCATTGGGTTGTTAAGTAATGCTTTAAAGTACTCTAACAATTATTATAATTGGATGTTACCTTACTCATTTGAAAGTGTGCAGCCTACTAATATACTAGATTATCCTTTAAATGTAGGTATTGTAGATTGGTCTAGGAAAATATTTACATTTATCTCTCCTGATTTCTTATTAAATAAAGATTTACAGGTGCACTTAGATAAGAATACAAATGCTTTTTTCAGACCTGCTGGATATTTAGACTTTGTGAAAAGAGCAAGATTACAACATGATTCAACATATTCTAATTTTGAATTTAATCTACTTAACTGGAAAATACAGTCATCGACTAAATTTTTATCTCCTGCAAATGCATGGTCTCCTTATTCTATAGATTTAATTAAACATCCCGAATACTCAGATACCTACATGGATGATATATTAGACATACCTACTGTTGAAACTGGGAAGTTTAATAATCTAGTGCTAGGCTCATTTGATGCTGTTGATACCTGTGTTTATGCAGGTGTAGGGGGTACTAAATTATTACTTCAAGATAATAGTACATATGGACATCAAATAAGCATATCTCCTACAGAAAGTACTACTGTAGGAATACTTAAAGAGGATAATTTTAATGTTAGATATGGAGGTGCATCCTATAATGATAGGGCATTTAATATCTATAATCCTGTATCTACGTTTACTACTGCGAGTACTTGTAATGTGTATGGAACACACTATTTTGGAGTATTTGAATATTTACAAGGGTCTATACAAAAAAACGACACATTGGGAAATGAGCAGCCTAATGCAGTATGTACAACTGTTTGGTATCCTACTATAAGTAGAAGAAACCTTGCATATGTAAGTACAGCATTGAACAGAAAAAAAGTAGATAAAACATCAATTGAAGCGATGTTAATTCAAGAAGCAAAAGGCGTTATTGATAAAGCAGGTACAACTATAACACAAGAGGAAGACTACTATCAATATAATTCCGTATATGAACTTAGTAGAAATATGCTTGAGATTGCTTTACCTAAACCATTTGATGCTTATGCAGTTAAAAACAACATCAATATTACATATTCTAATTACAAAATACAAGGAGAATATACAGACAGTTGGTTAAAATTTAATAATAAGACTATTAGCCTTGATAATAGGGGTAAAGATTTAATCGCTTTAGTAAAATTTAAAGATAGAATTTATTATTTTCAAAAACAATCCTTTGGTACTTTATACATACATGAAAGACAAAATGTAACTTCTGCTGATTCTAAAAATATCACTCTAGGCAAAGGGGATGTTTTAGAGGGATATAGTCAACTAGGTGATTTAACTGGTATAGTAGATAAAAACCATGTTGTATGTACAAATGATAATATTTATTGGATAGATGCCATTAATAAAGAATTTAGAACATTGGATAAATCAGGTTCAATTGATTTAGGAAATACTATTGGAATGGGTTCTTATTTTAAGAGTCTGACTTACAACAGTACTGCCCTATTTTTTGACGTGAATAATAAGGAAGTGCTTATTAAAATCAACCAAGGGTTTGTCAATTTCTATATAGTATATAGTGAGGTATTTAAGAAAATAACAGGATTTATTAATACAGGAAATATACAATTTGTAAATTTAGATTCAAGGCTTTTTTCAATGGACTTGCATACTCAAACACCTGTATTATATGAGCATAATGTAGGAGAAAAATGTAATCTGTGTGGAATTGACTATAAACCATCCATTACTTTAATATCTAATCCTGGAGGTTCAATTATTACCTATTTAGAAGTAATTGAATTACTTATGGATACAAGTTATGATAGTGACCATGTAATAAATCCTGAAAGTTCAGAAATAATCGATTCTATCAGATTAACTAATTCTTATCAAGATGTTACATTAACACCGCAACAATTAGAGACTGCTATAAAAACTTTTAGAAAGCATAGAATAAACGAGCTTACTGAAAATGGAGATAAATTATTAGACTATTATACTAAAATTAAAATAACTTTTAAGAATGATAGCAATTGGAGAATAATTTTACGTGACATTACAGTATATTTTAAGTTAGCACAACTAATATAAAATATTATTCTTTACCGTTAATATTATTTTATTATAAATAAACTAGGATTTTTATATAAATTTGTTTCTATGAAAAATAAAAACAATCTTACTAGAGATGATGTTTTAATTAATGAGAGATTAAAAGCATATCAAAAAGATTTAATACCTCTGTACCTGAACAAGTTAACAGGCGAGGATAAGGATAAATTATCTAAAATATATTCAAATAAAACATTTAATAAAAAAGATAAACAGTTTATAGCATCAATTAAAAAATCAATTGCATTAACCCCTGATGATATAAATAATTACTTTAAAACTAAAAATATTACAGATAAATCTTTTGATGATTTAAGCTCTACAGTAAAACGCCATAAAAATTATAATACTAAAAATAAAAACTTGAATGTAAACTTAGATTTTATTCAAGACAATTTGACAAAAACAACTGATATAGAACAGTATGGATTTGGTGGGTGGCTAAAAGAACATGCAGGGGGAGTTGTAGGAGGACTTACTGCCATAGGAGGAGCTGCCTTAACAATAGGGTCAATGGGTGCATTGGCTCCTGTAGGAGTTGGTCTTATGGCTAGTGGTGCAAGTGCAATTGCTTCTGATATAAATAAAAGTGAAGCTGCAAATACAGCAATAGATAACGCAGAAGCACAAAAAACTCAATTTGAAAATACTCAAAAAGCCAATTTTATCCAACAAAAAAATGCTGAATTACTAAGCGAGACTAATACTCCTCAATATGCAATGGGTGGAGGTATAGAATCTTCACAAATACCACAAGGAACTTCACAACAAGGTCTTATTCCAAACAATAACTATACAGGACAAACACATGAGGGAGCTGATGGAGGTATTCCAATAGATGCTAATGGTAATCCTGTGGCAAAAACTAATAATCCTGTGCAAGGATTAGCAGAGGATGGAGAAGTAAGCTATGGAAAATTTATCTTTTCAGACAGACTAAACATTGGTAAATCGAATGTTTCTTTTGCAGACAAGGCTAAGAAAATTATGTCTAAATATAAAAGTAGATTAGGAAAAGATTTAGAAAAGTACGATAAGCCTGCTGTAGAATCTTTAGATAGAGAATTACAAGTGCTAAGTGATGAACAAGAAGCACTGAAACAAGCATTAAAAGGAGATGATGCACAACAAGGAATGTCTGGTGAAGAGCAAATCCAACAACCTGAACAACAATTAGATGCTGATGGGCAACCTATACAAACACAGATAGAACAATCTCAACAAGAATTAACTCCTGAGCAGTTAAGTCAGTTACAGGCTATTCAAGCACAAAGAACACCTCAACAAGAACAGTTACCTCAGGAAGTACCTGCGATGGCATTGGGTGGGGATATACCTCCTGAGAATGTTGTTACTGATGATTCTGGTATAACTACTAATACAAATACAAATACTATAGGTACTAACCTTATTAACAATATTGTAAATAACAATGACCCTGCAAAAAGAAAACCTATTGAGGGATTAAACGCCCTAAATCCTGCTGATATTGTAGAAAATAAAGATGTACAAGATTATCTAAATAAAAATAAATCAGTACAGATACAATATGGCGGTAGTAATGACCCTAATGTTACAAACTATAGAGTAAAACCTTTAGGTGCAAGAGTTTCTAAAAATTCGATAGGATTTGGTAATGATAGAAGATATGTTTATAATATATGGGATAAAGACAACAATGCAATAGAGACATTAACACCTGCAGAATATCAAAACAGACTAAAGTCACAAGAGTATTTAAAAACTCTAAGTAAATATAGTGTGAATAGAACTCCTGCGGAATCATCTGTATATCCAAATACAATACCAATTCAACAGCGTGTACAAAAGTTAAGTAATGAAGAGTATTTAGCGGCAAAGTCAAAAGCAATGCCTAGGTATTGGGGTGGTACAAATGACTTATATCAGGTAGATGGAATCAATGATGACCCTCCAAAAGGTTCCTTAGAATGGTCAAATAATAATTCCTATTCTAATATTGATGACAGTGAATACTATAATACTGTGAATAATACTCAACATGGAATTGAATCAGATATAAAAACACCTGAATCTTTAAATACTTTTAATGGAGGTTCAGTAACTCCTGCTTATATTGGAGCTGGTGCAGCAGTTTTAGGTAATGCAGCTGAAATGATTTCTGCTGATGCTTATGCTGATAAATTAAAGGATTCATATACTCCTGCTAAAGCTTATACCTATACACCAAAAGAGATTAGTTTAGGTAAAACTAGAGAAAATGATATAGCTAGAAGTTTACAAGCTAGAAGAGAAGCTCTTAGAACCGCAAGAAATTCAGGATTAAAAAATTATACTGATATAGCAATTAATGCTATTTTAGGAGGAAATAATGCATTATCTGATAGACTTATAAAAAGTGAAGAAGCAGAAGATAATGCCAATGTAACTAACGCCAATAAAGCAAATGCAGTCAATGTTGCATCTAATAATAGAGTTGGAATGTTTAATACTAATTTATTGCAGACTTTACAAAATGCAGGTAATAGTACTAAGCATAATGCCACTAACAATTTTATTAATAGTATATCAACTGGTGCACAGCATGTAGCAGGTGCTTATCAAGATAGAGAAAGGTTTGCAAATACGACACAGATTATGTCAGAACACTTTATTCCAATGATGGATGAGAATGGTAAACTTGTATATATACCAAAAAAGTAATATTAAATTTTAAACCATGCCTTATAATAATAGATATAATAATTCGTATTCACAACAACCCTTACCTATACAGCAATCTGCTGATAAAGGTGTGCCTATTATATTGGGGTACAAGCCATCAATTGACCCTAAAGTACTACAAAGCAGTCTTGCAAGAGCAGATGCTAAATGGAATAGCGCTAAAAATTTACCTGCTACACTAATTACAGAATTGAACAAACATAAAATGTATGCTGCTGATAGAGAGCGTGTGGCTGAAAGTATAAACAAAGGTACAGACGATATTGTAGAATTAGTTAAAAATGAATATAATGGTGATTGGAGTAAAGCTTATGATGATATTAAAAACAAAGTGAATACTTTACAGTCAGGAATCACATTAGGTTCTAATAATTATGCAGAGTATAAACCTTATGAAATGATGTTGGCTAAAGAAAGAGCACAGGGTAATAAAATTTATGATGCTAGCGGTATAGGAGATATCAGAACTAAAGGAACCTTGAGTTTTGATAATAATAGATTAAATACTAGAAAAGATATAGGAACAGAATTTTCAATTTACAATGATTCTAAAATTTTAGATAATATACATAGAAACATATCAACACCTCTTTCTAATACAGTTTCTTCAATATTATTAAAAAAGTACAACAAAAACGATATTTTAGGAATGTTACAAAGCGGTACTATTAAAGGTAAAAGTGCCGATGAAGTACGTAGTTATTACAAAAGACTTGCAAATTCTAATCCACAAGTAATTATAGACCAAATGATGTCCACAGATGGTTGGAATGCTAAGATGAATAATGAATTGGGAGCTGGTTGGGAAACTGATGCCACTAGAATTGCAAGAGCACAAGACCTATTTGTAAACAATATTGCATCACAGGTAACAAAACAAGTACAGCTTAATTATAGTAGAGACCCTAGTTTTACAAAAACTGTACCGCCATCTTCATCACAGCATGGATTATATGGAGATTCTACAACTGTAATAGCTAATACAGATGTAGCCCATTTTACTCCTGATGCTAAAAAAGATATAGATATATCTAAAGTTAGTAGTAAAACAGCAACAAGTCCAAGTGCAACGCCCTTACAAAAATATGCATTTCAACATAAGAAATTTGTTTATAGTGCTGCTAGAAAGAAAAGACAGGATGTAATAGATAAATTAGGTATTAAAGATGAAATAAAAGCACAACTTAACACATACTTAAAATTAGCGGATAAAGGCATACTGCACTCCACTGCAAATATTTCAAATTTTAGTACTGCTTCCACTCCTGACCCAATATCTAATAATAATATAGATGGTAAATTAAGTGAAGCAGATATACAAATGCTCAAGAATGTAGGAATTAAAACTGTAGGGGATTTTGACAACTTGTATAATCTACATAAGAAAGTAGGAACTGCATTAGGATACCGTATGATACCTCCAACCATCAATGATTTAGCCAATGATGAATTTCAAAACATGGATTTGCCTGTATCACATATCTCAATAACAAATATAAGTGGCAATGATGCAAAGACAAATATGTTTAGGTATTTACCTACTCTAAGTGAAATTATTAATAAAGAACGACCAGTTAATATGGCAAATGCTACTGAAACTACTGCATGGGGGGATGATGGAGCTATAATTACTCTTAACGCTCACAAGGATGCTAATTCATTTAAAGATTATATAATACCTATTAGAAGCTTGACAGAGGATGCTGCTAAAACACTATCTGCAAAATCAAAAAACCCTATGTATTGGATAGATAATAAGTATGGAGCAAAATTAACAAAAATAAAAACTACTTCTACAGGCAATACCCCTGATGAATTATATAATAATGCAATGCCCGCAGAAGAATTATTAGGGTTTAGCAATGTTAAAGGTAAAGTAATATATGATGCTAGTAGAAAGGAATATGCAATACTTATAAAAGATGCTGAAAATAAAATTAGTAAGATTCCTTCATTATCAAGGTTACAAGTTATAGATACTTTATTAAGTCTAAACAAAGTTGATAATGCTAGTGCAAAAATAAACCTAAATATAATTAAAGAATTTCAATCTAACTCTTCTGAAATAAAAGAGCGTAAAAAAGATGTATACTAATAAAACACAAAAAAGATGCTAAATCCTGAAATAAATAAAACAAATATTGAAAGTACTGAAATTGATGGTAATAAAGTGACACCTATTATAAATAAAAATATAAAAGGTACATCTACATCTACAAGAATTAATACTGCTTTAGATGATATTCCAGTAGTTGATATGGAAACAATTAGTTCTAATTTGAAAAAAGCAGAGCTTACAAAAAATAAAGAGGATGAAATACCTCCTGAACAACAGGTTACTAATGCTCTAAGTGAGATGGAGGAAATAGATATAAACAGTATACCTAAGTATAAAACTAATATAGACAGTAGATTTAAAGATACATTTGATACTAAAGAATTTAAAATAGGTTCAGATGTATATGAGCTAATAGATGACTATGCTGACTATACTGACCAAGAAAATGGAGATTTTAGTTATTCTCAAATATTGAATAAGTATGGTAGTTTCTACGAAGCTGATGCACAAACACAGGGAGGATTTACTAAAGTAATGAAAGGTATTCCTAGAATTTTAACACGTGCTACACATGATGTTGTTGATATGGGATTACACACAGCAGGATTTGCTAGATGGATATTTAAAGATGGATTAGATAAAAATAAATTTGTAGATGTAGTAGATAACTCATATACAAGAGCAGCAGATAATTTCTTTAAAGAATTAGATAATGCTGCATTAACTAAAATTTATAATAGGGCTGAATATAATACAGCTAATTTTGGAAGTTCTTTAATGTCAGCAGAATTTTGGGGTGAAGATGCTGCATCAGGAATAGGTTCATTCTTATCTTTCCTAGTTCCTGGAGCTGCTTTAAAAGTACTTAACATATCAAAAGGATTAGAACTATTAGGTATGGGAGCTAAACTTGCAGGTAAAATGGAAGTTGGTATAGGTGCAGGTATTAATACTGTAATGGAATCTAGTGCAGAAGCAGCAGGGGTAGTTAATGATTTGAAAGCACAAGGTATTACAGATAGAAATGTTTTAAGTGTACAAGGATTAAAGTCATTTGCAGATAACGTACTTATCACAGCTGCTCCAAATATGATAATGCAAGGATTAATGTTTGGTAAAAGTTCGCCTAATAAATTTAAAACTGCAAACGGGTTATGGAAAAATCCTAAACAGATTATATCTGAAATGTCTGTAGGAAATACTTTAAAAACAATTGGAGAACCTTTAATTTCAGAGGGTGCAGAAGAAATATTTCAATATGGCTCAGAACAAAATCGTTCAAATAAAGAAGATTTTGAAGAAAACTATTTTACTGGGATGTTAAATAGTATAAAGCGTACAGCAGTTGGACTAGGTGAAACTGAAGGACAAAAATCCCTATTTTTAGGTTCTTTACTAGGTGCTCTTGGAGGAGTACGTGGAGCTGTTAGAGATAAAAAAGCACGACTTAGTACTGCTGAGGGTTTAAGAAAGTCACTTACAGAAATTAATAATTCTTTTATTGGATTAGAAAATCTTTATAAAACTAAAGTAGAGTATGATGATGCTGGTAATCCTACAATAAAACTAGACTTAAAAGATGGATTGATTGTAGAGAAAGACCCTGAGAAAATATATAAAGAGTTACAACGTATTGGAGGATTATATGCAAGGTCTGTTGTAATAGAGGCATTACACATTAAAAATGCAGGTGAAGTAGATGCATCTGCCAAAATAGAGGAATTGCCTTTATCAATAGAACAAAAAGATTATATTAATTCTCTTTCTGAAAAAGCTGCAAAAGAAGCATATAGTGATGAAATGAATAATTCTATTTTAGAATGGATTATTCCACATTTAGCAGTTGAGGGAGGAGCAGAAGTAGCTAATAATAAATTAGATGAAGTTTTAAACAGTAGTAGTATTGTAGGAAAATATCTAAAAGAATCTAAATTAACAGACTTTTTTAAAGAGCAGATAAACTCACTGCAAGAAGAATATATAGATTTAGAAACACATCCTGAGAAATTAAAAGTAACTGCTAAAACAGACAAGCATATAAAATATAAAAATGCTTTTATAGAGAGATTGAAGATAATGAAATTATCTGCACTTTTTAATACTAATTTACTTGATGCTAAAATTAAAGATAAAGAAGCTGAAATTGAAAAGCTATTAAAAGCTTCTGAAGATTTAAGCAAATCTGCTGAATTTGCATATGCTAAAAAGAGAGGCACTAGACGTAAAAAGTCAAATAATACGGCAAGAAATAGAGAATTAAAAGCTCAAATACAGCAAAAAAAAGAAGAGTTTAAAAATCTAACAGATAATAATTTACAGGATAATAAAGACATACAGAAAGAAATTCAAGAACTAGAAAAAGAACAAAAGAAAGTTCAAGAACAAGAAACTCAAGAACAGTTAGAGCAAGAAAAAACACAGAGTAAGGTACATCCTGAATATGCACTTGAGCATAAACGTCTTGCAAGTGAATTAAAAGCTCTATATGAAGAAAAAGAATATTTTCAAAAACAATCAGCAGGATTAACAAATAAAAATTCTAGACAAGACTTGTTTGATAACTTTGTAGGAATTAAATATAAAAATAAATATAAACAGGCTAAGTATGAAGCTGAACAGAATTTAAAAAAAGAAAAACAGACTGCTGAAAGATATTCCATAATCACAGCAAATCAATATAATTCTAAACTAAGAAAATTACAATTAGACCTTAATTCTGTCAATGTAAATAAGATAAGTGAGACATTAGATAAATATACTAAGGATATAAATGAAGATACTAAATTATCAGATGAGCATAAAAAGACTTTATTAGACACAATCTCAAAATTTAAGAGTGTTTTGGATGAAGTCAATTCTACTAGAAATGTACAGGTAGAAGCTTTAAATATGATGTTAAATAACAACGTAGAGGGCTTACAACAATTATTAACAGATATATCAAACGATAAAAATTTATCTACAAAAGAATACACAATACTGAATATTTATGTAAATAAATTATTAGATGATTTAATGATATATGGTGCTGTAAGAGTTGCAGCTAAATCAATAGCAAGAAGTACAATAGATAAAAACGGTAAAAAAGTAACAGTTATTACAGATGTAATAAATAATGATTTTGAAGAAGCTAATGAGAAAAATAAAAAGAAAATAGATTCTTACAATGCTACTGGCATTTTAGAAAAGGAGCCTACTAAAAAGTCTACTAAAGAGCCTACTAAGAAATCTGTCAGAAATGTTACTAAAGATACTGCTAAAAATGTTCTACTTGCAATTTTACAGCATGGTACAGAACGTGAAAAAGTACTAGCTAAAAATCTTCTTAATGTATTAGATTTTAGTGCAATTAAATTTGAATATAGTAATGAATTGAATGCTCCTGGGAAGCATAATAAAGGAACAATAACAATAAATACTAAACTAAGTATTAATGCTACTACATTACATGAATATTTACATGCACTTCTTTATCAAAAAGACTCAACTGAGTATTTTAATACTATAAAGGCTATTTTTGAATCTACTCTTAAATCATTTGAAGAAAATGCTGATGAAGCTTCAAAAGAGATGTATAAAAGAATGACAGAAGCTTTTAATAAAAACCATAATCTAAAAGACTTCCTTGACAGCTTAACTGATGAGGAAGTAGTACTTGCTGAGAAACTATATGGATTATTAAACGAAAGTGAATTTCATTCTACTATTACAACTGATGAGGATTTTCAAAGATATTTAGATAGCTTAGGAATTAAAGTAGATGGTATTTCTGTAGTAAAAAGAACTTTAAAAACATTCTTTAAAGAAATTTTAAAAATATTTAACAGCTTTACAGGCAAGATTTTAAAAAAAGATGACCCTCTTTATCAAAGCTTAGTTGCATTAGCAAACTTGCAGACAGTAGAAGATGTTTCTACCGTTGAAAATGAAAGTACTGAAAATGAAAGTACTAAAAATGCTACTGACGATATTACTGTAACAGAAGAACTTATTAAGAATGAACCTATTAGTCCTGAAAATCCTATTGAGCCTAAAAATCCTATTGAACCTATTGAACCTAATGATAATAATTTTCCTGATGCACCAAATCCTATACCTGATTTAGAAGTATCTCAAGTAGATAATATAGAAAATGAAAATGAAAATACTAATGAACCTGATTTTAAACAGGATGATGTAGTAATTTATAAAGGAGAGGTTTATACTGTTGTAAGACTTACTAAAGCACGAGTTGTTATTGCAGATGTTAATAATAATACTAAAGCTGTACATCCAAAATCACTTACATTAGAATCTTCCAATACTGTTATAGACGAATTTGAAGATACTCAAAAAACTGTAAAAATAAATACAGAGAATGAGATAAAAGCAGAACAATATTCCGTCAAAGAAGTTGAATCTATTGATAATGAAACTACCACAAATGAAGAATTCCAAACAAAGGCTAATGCTGTAGCGCATAAAACTATTGAGGATGTTGGCAATGCAGATGGTACACATAGCTCTAAAGAAGTAACTAATACAGGACGTAATCTAATTGATGCTCACTTACAAAAAGGAGATAAAGTTACACTTGTCGCTGTTGATGATGATAGTATTGAAATGTATACTTTTGATGAAGCGGGTAATAGAAAAACTACTACTTGGGGAGAATTTAAAAAAACAGCCTCAAGTCAAGAAGATATTATAGATTACCAACCTATAGGAATTTACTCCAATGGTAAATTAATTGGATATATACATACTTCTGATTGGGTTTTTAATAATGCAGAAACATTTGAAAATGGTGTAAAAGAGTCTGAAAAGTTACATAATATTAGAAAAGATATTTTAGTTAAAGAGGGGAATATAGAGGTAAAAGTAGAAAGTGTTACAGGTGGAGTACTGTCAATTGCAGAAGTAGCTAAAAATGGAATTTTTTATCCTGAGAAAGATACATTGGAAAATAGAATATCTGAGGATACTCCTATTATAATAATGCATGCTAATGGTTCCATTTCATCTACACATAATATAAATACTACTGAACTTCTTGAAAATAATACTAATCTTATTTATGGTCATCCATACATTGTAATTAAAGACTTAAACGGTTCATTACGTGCTGTTGCAATTAGGCATAATACATTAGATAATTTACTTGCTTTAAATCCTACACATACCATTAAAGCACTAGTTGCAGCTGCAATATTCTCAACTACAAAGGGCAATTTAGATTCAATAGAATTTGAACCTTTTAAAAATCTTGTAGCGAAAGGTATTGAATATGCTAAACAACTAAATATTGATATTACACCTGACAATGTAGCTAAATATTCTCTAACAGGTGAAAATGGGTCTACCTTATCTTTAGTAAATTATATCTCACAATTTCTTTATCAACAATCAGACGGGGAATTTGAAAACGCTGTACAAGAACAATCAACTAAAAAGAATGGTAAACCTGCTTTTAAATTTAAGGTAGTTACCGTAAATAATATAAATACCTTACAGTTCAATTTCATATCTGAATTTCTTACAGCTAATGGAGATGATGGAGTGAGATTTATAAATCTAATGAACTCTAAAGCAAACGTAATTTCAAACCAACGGAAAATATTAAATATATTAAATGGGTCATTTACAGATGCACTAAGTGCACAAAGAACTAATCTTAATGCAGAAGCACTTAGAAACAATAGAACTATTAAGGTAGTAAATGAATCCAATGGAGAAATAGAAACACTTGATTATAATACTTATGCTAGGAAAGCTACAACTACTATATTGGAAGCTTCTAAGGATAATGATGATAATTTATATCATTTCATTCAACCTACAGTTAGATTGGATTTAAGTTCTATTAAGGATAATTCTAAGCGTACACAGCTTACAGAAGAGGAAATATCATCAATTACACCTTCTGCTACCAACAACAATGTGGTAGAAGCTGATACAGGTGAGGGGCTTGATGATGAATTTGCATTTACACATAGAGACTTAAAGGAATTAAAAGAATCAACTGAAAATTTACTAGTACATGGTACTACACTTAAGTTGCAAACTAGAATTTTAAATGTCCTGAATACAGAAGTATATAATTATATATTGAAAGAGGGCAATATTTCTAATGGGTATAAGCTTAGTGGAGCTAAAATAGAAGCTTTTTTAGATTCTAAGATAGAAGAATTAAAACATAATGTAGAATTAACTAAAACTGAGCCTAATAAAAAAGCTAATAGGATAGGGAGATATTCTAAAACACAGTATAAAAGCTTAGATAAAATATTAAATTCCTCTGATACTATCAAATATAATATAAAAAGAGCCTTAAATACTACTTTAGGTATTACACACAGTGAGGAACTTGAAGATTTAATTAATGATTCAAGAGGTAAACAACAAAATTGGGATATGGATTCTTTTCAAATTAATCCTAATATTGGAATATCAGCAGAAGTAAAAATCTTTTTAAGTACCCTCACTACTGGGAAATTCTTAGGGTTTAATATGTCAAGAAGTATGAATGATTCATTTAAAATACTTAGGAATGTATTAAAAGATTTACCTCCAAACAAAAAGGTAATGTTAAATGAACTAGCTAAATTTACAAAGGCTTATCCTGAGTTTAAAATACTAATTGAAAAATTAAATGATGCTTCTAATCAACAAATTTCAAATAAATTTGTATCTCAAATGTGCGGACATGTTGCTAGTGGAGTATTTATATTTGAAAATACTGCGTATAGTAAGGATTCAAAGAAAACAGAAACTGTTGTAACAGTAGAAAAATCAGACGCAAATGATATAACAAAAGTAATCTTAAATAAGTGGGCAAAAAACTTATTTGATTCTAAGTATGTAAAATTAGAAAATGGAGAACATTACTTTACAGATAAAAAAGGAATAATAAAAGAACTTGAAAGTATAAAAGTTGTAAATATAGCAACACTTAAACCCGTACTAGATGCTTTAGGTATAAAACTATCTGATGAACTTTACAATGAAATTGAAACAGGTAAGTATTTTTATAAAGGTAAAAAAGTTACACTTACTGTAGTACGTAATTTAGTAAAACTTACACTAACTTCTAGTAAAGATACTGCAAGTACTGCTGCAAGGAATGTCAGTCTAGAGACCTCAAATATATTTGGTCAGACTTTCCTAAAAGCTTTAGCAAAAGAGGATTCTAAATATAATGCTACTGAGACAGCAAATGCTCACATGGAGGGTACTAAAAAAGTATATTCTTATGGATTAAATTATAGGCTAAAACAATTAGAAGCAAAACTGTTAGGCAAATTTGATAATTTCAGTTCTTATGCAAAGGGCACATTTACTTCTATATTTTCAAGAAATTCCGCATGGCTAAAGAATGCTTACTATATAGATAAGGATGGTAATATCAAGCCTAGAGAAAATAGCTCATTTTTAGCTAACTTTGCTATTGGAACAGTTTCTTTACAAGCACATAAGAAAGCAAAAGCAAAAAACAAAGACAATGCAGATTTTAGAGCTATTGAAAGAAAAGAAAAAGAGATAACTGCATTAGGATTTATGCATGCTAGTAGAACAGATAATTCAGGAAATAATGATAGAATTATTTCTTTGTTGTACTTAACACCATCTAATAAAAAGAAATCACCAATTGTCACTGTACCTGCATTTAAAGCTAATTTTAAACCTTTCAGTGCAGAAAACGATAACTATGAGTATACAGAAGAAACTATACAGAGAATGTTTGAACAACTGGTTGCTCCTGAACTTGATAGAATACGTTCTTTTGAACAACTGGAAGCTGTAAATAAATTAGACATAGCTACTAATTATAAGAATGGCTATAAGGCTTTTTACACAATACCTGCTTTAAACGCTTTATACATTAATGAAGATGGAAGTTTAAGAGCTGATTATAATTCAGATAATGTGAGAAGAAGAGCTAAAAAGTTAATGTTGAGTACATTAAGCAAATTAACTTCCGAAACAACAGACTATTGGGTAAAAGAGGGAATTGGTGTAACTACTGACAGATTTAATAGCCCACATATAAATAGTAAATTTCTAAGCAGTGAGCATGTTACTTTAGATAAAAGGACACCTAGAAAATTATTAGTCTCAATCGCATTAGATTTTAACTTACAATATTTAATAGGCAATGCCAATATGGCAATGACCCTTGCTGGAGATATTGCATCCTTTTATAAAGGAAAAGTTCCAATTCAAAACCTTTCTGCTGAGGATAAAAATGCAGCTATACAGGTAGCATTTGAAAATTTAGGTAAGCGTCTAGCTAAAGATATTGCTCCTGGAACAGAATATACAGATAATACAGAAGATGGCTCAGAATCAAATATAACATATGCTGTAGCGGCTGATTTAAGATTAGATTCTAATGCCTTAGAAGAAATAAAAAAAGTATCTAATGAAAATAACTTTAAAGGAATAACTGCAACAGATGCACAAGAATTTGTAACATTTACACATAGATTAAGTTTACTTGCTAGGGATGGTAGTATATCAGAAATACTGGCTGATAAAATTATAAATATTGTAAAAAGTGAAATAAAAAAAGGAAATCACTTTTACATGGATAATGTTAGAGCAATTTTGTCACCTAAAGAACTTAAAGAGTTCAATACAATAATATTTAAACCTACTAAATTGGAGTATACTGGAAATACTTTTAATAAAGTGGATGCAGATACAAATATTAAACAAGAACTATATGTTAAATCTTCTGATATTGTATTACAACAGGAAGAGCTTTATGGAAAACAATTAGATAAGGTTAGAATTGCAATGGAAAAAGCAGAGGTTGACAGACTGCCTTTTAGTACTGCTGCAAAAATTTCAGGACAGTCAAATGAGAAACATGTAAAGCTGTTTAATGAAACTGGTGATGTATTAGATGTTGAAACTATTACAGAAAATTTAAATAATGGAAAATTTGTAGTTTCACTTAGAGGACTAAAAGAACAGCAAAAATTACCCTCTCACGGAGAAAACTCACACATAAATACAGTGACACAAACTTCTAAAAACTGGCTTACTGATGTTATTTCTTTAGATGACTTTGTAGATTTATCGGGGAATACTAAAACAGGAGATGAGTTACTTGCTGATTATAATGCAGAATTACAAAAAATCTATGACGCTTCGTTTGAAAATTTAAAGACATTTTTAGGGGTAAAGATAGATGGTAAAGGACGTTTGGATTTAACAGAGTTAGATTATATTAATTTAAAAGCTTTACTAAAAAAATCAGCACTACAGACTAGAAACGATATTAATACGGAACATTATATTGAATACAGTGATAGGGATTTAAGAAGCTTAAGTTTTGCTCCTGTAGATTTTGAATCTATAATGAACTCATTAGTTAAGAGTGAATTACTTAGTAATAAAATGCCTGGAAGTTCTTTAGTAGTTGTTACAGAAGCAGGGTTGAGAAATATTGCAGAAAATGATGATATATATAGCGGAAAATATGGTAACATAACTACTCCATTAGCTCTAAATAGAACTATACATACTAAAGATTATACTGGGGAATTAAAACACAATGAGTGTTTTGTACAATGGAAATTTAGAGATATTGATGGTAAACTATTAAATATTGAAGACTACTTGGATGAAGATGGTAATTTAGATGAAAAGAAATTTACTCCTGAAATGCTTACTATATTTTCAATGAGAATACCTAACCAAGGATTAAACTTTCAGAAGAGTTTAAAAATAGTAGGATTTTTACCGTATAACTCTGGAGATAGGATAGTTACTTCTAAGGATTTAACAATTACAATGGGGCAGGATTTTGATATTGATAAATTATACTGCTATACATATAATTACTATATAAAAAGTGATGGTACAATAGCAAGATTAAATGAAGAGGGTGTAAATAATCTAAATACATATGTAAAATCTTTAGGACTAAACTCAATTGCTGAATTAAAAGAAGCTATTATTGGCAGACTTAAAAAATCTAAGATTGAAAATATTGATTTACAAGCTGAAATATCAAGAAACCAAAAAGCAGTTAATACACTTAATACTGAATTTGATAAAAGTTCTACTCCTAAGAATCTAAAAGAACTGATATATAATGTAATAGATGATTTAAAAAGCCTAAGAACAAAAGAAAAATTAACCTCTAGAGAAATAGAAGATTTAAAATATAACCTATACTTGATAGACAAGCTCTCTAATAGTACGCATATAGCACAAAATAATATAGTAGATATACACCATATGGTACATCAAAATAAAAATGATATAGTACAAGCAAAATTATTTAAACAAGAGAATGCATTATTCTTAGAAAAAAATGGAGATGAAGAAACTGTTGTAAGTAAAATTATACAGATTGAAGAGAAAAAAAATAGTACTAAAAATTTCATAGGATTTTCTGCTAAATATCAACTAGATAAGAAACAACAAGGAAGTTTTGCTCAAACTGCTGTAGGTATATTTGCAAATGATATTATATTAAATAGTTTAGGGCAACAGATTTTAAAAAAATCTGGCAGAGGACTTTCTATAGCACAACAAACAATAAATTGGGGTACTAATGATAAGGGTATTATTGATTTAACAGGCAGTAAAAATAATTTTAAAAGTAAAGATGGAAAATATTACAGGTCAGATATACATTCAGCATGGCTTACTATTGAAGTAGATGATGAAAACGCTCAAATTGCTGGACACTTAAATGTAAACAAAATAACAATTCCATTTATTAAAGCAATGAATCATATGGGCTATTCTACAATTACACCGTTAATTTTAGTACAGCCTATTATACAGGAATATGTAGATGCTTTAAATACTTTAAAACATTCTGATGAGTACGTAAGCAATGCAGAAGACATTGTTATTAAACAACTTCTTAAAAAATATAATTATAGCGAACAACAAATTCAATTTTATTTTACAAGTGAACTTTTAGACGATGGTGAAAATATCAGGAGTGCTGACAGATATACCAATAAATCTCTTACTGAAAAGCAGCTATTTAAAATGCTTGAAGCTGAGGATATACACAAATTTGATAACATTCAGGCAGCAATTCTTATTAAATTCTTAAAAACAGCAGAAATAGGAGCAACTATATCACGTGCCCAACAACTACTAAACATTGACAGTAAAGGATATGGAAAAGACTTTGCACATGCAATTGCTCTTGAAGAGAGTATAGCAAAGAGTGCAGAACATCCTCCTATAAAAGAATTTAGTAAGTTGTTTGAAAACAGTATTTTAAAAAACAGTCTTAAGGCATTAAGTTTAAATAATGCACTTTGGCAAGATAGTAATTTCTATCTAGGTGCTAATACAGAAGCAGTTATAAAGATTATAGCAGGTTTATCATCAAAATCATTTGAAAGTGTAAGTAGTAAGGCAGAATTTTACAGAACTATGTATAAGCTTTTAAAGGCTTATATGATGACTTCAAAAAATACCTTATGGCGCAATGAAGATACAGATTTAACATCTGAACGTGAACGTATTTTAAAAGGTAAAAATTCAATTCAAGTAAGAACTAAACTCTTAAAAAGTTCTGATAATTTTAAGCTTAAATCAAATGCATTTTTAAATTCTCTAACTGTAGAAAGCTCTAAATATAATTTAGCTAAAGTGACACAGCTTATTACAAACATAGAAGATAGTACTTCTGATGAGATGATAAAAAGTTTTATCGATTTAGCTTTAATGGACGTAACAGTGGAGGGTGTTGAGGTTAAAGAATATGCAGAGGATTTAGTTAAAGCAGCTGTACTTAATGGAGAAATGTATGGTGCAATAGATTATTCAAAATCTATACCTGCAATATTATTACATTCTATTCCTTTTATGCAGGAACTTGTTGATATAAGTGATTCATATAAAATGAATTTAAATGACTTTTTCAATGTGAAAAATGCGACATTGATAAGGGAAAAAGGCTTTAAAGCATTAGATATTAATACTATTCCTCCAGTTGTTTTACAAATTTTTAGAAATTCTCCTGAATTAGTTTCGGGAAGAGTAAATAGAAACATATTACCTAAAAATCCAGGAACACATGTAAGCATTCCTTTAGAAGCAGGAAAATTACCTGAATCAATATTTTCTATATATAGTTATAATAGAAAACAAAATCCATATAAGTTGTATGTATTAGTAGGAGAAAGTACTGATAAAAATGGCACTCCTATAAATGCTGAATATTTAGAAGTCGGAGTATTAAATGTAGGTAATACTATAAAAGAATTCAATGCTAACCTGAAACCTGGAAGTTTAGTAAAAGGTGTAAATGTCTCCACTAATACTAAACAACTAAATAGTACGTATAGCAAGATTACTAAAAGTGCCAATTTTGCAAAAACATCTGAACATGCTACTGGCAAAACATTGTACATTAAGGAAGAAAATGATACTAAGACAGAATCTGCAAAAGAACAACTACAAGACATAGAAAATGTAAGTGGATTTAAGCAAGAATTTGAAGATGATAGACCTCCTTTACATAATACAGTTATTACTAATTCTATACAAGATATTACTGAACCACTTACAGATTATGATGATGTAGAAGAAAATCCTATACCTGATAAAGCTGTTGAAGATGCTATATTAAGCAATACTAATAAGCACGAAGAGTTTGCACTTCAAAAGAGATTAAGTAAAAAATATAATGTAAAAATAGTAGATAAGGATGCATCAATAGAAAAGTCTCAGGATGAATTTGCTATATTAAAAAGAAAAGCAGAAGAAATAAATTCTAATTCTAATAACAAATATACAGCAGAAGTTATACAAGTATTTAAAGATAATAATACGACTGAAACTATACCGCAAATACATTTTAAAAGTAAGAATCAACAAGAAACTCCTACAGCTTTCTTATTAGATGTTAGAAAAGAAGAATTTAAAAATACATATTTTGGTAAATTAGCTCCTGATGCTGACTTTTTGTTAAAATCTATCGACATGCTTGATAGAAATAAAGAAATTAAAAAGCTAAAAGATTCTAAGCGGTCAAATAATAAATTGGATACTAAAATAGAACAACTTAAAGAAATTCAATTGAAAGATAAAGGCACTGAGTTTTTTAAAGGTGAGATAAAAAAACTAGAGATTAAAGATGAAAAGTATGTTACTTTAGAATTAAAACCTTTAACTTTAGCCCTTAATGATGTTGTAGAAGTTGCAACATTTGTTACAGATAAAATGATAGAAAAACAAAAAGTAAAATGTTCTAAAGGATAATTATATGAAGTGTGTAAATAAGAATAGCTTAGAATATAAAGCAGCATTGGAGATACTTGAAGATGTTAGTAAAGTAGATGCACTTACCCTAGCTTGTGGCAGAATACCTACTAAAAAAGAAGCCTTAAAATTTAAAAGTTCATTTGACCCTGTTACAGATGTTGACCCTACCAATCCTGAAAATTCAATTTCTAAATTTGAATCTCTTATAAGTGCAAAAAAAGATAGAAATAATAGAGTACTGCGCAGAATAAATGCTAATAAGGTAAAAACACTTAAACTTAGAAAATCTTTATTAAAAAACGGTGCTACTAAAGAACAATTAAAAACAAATAAAGATTTAAAAGCTTTAATGTTAACACGAAATAAATTAGAAAAGACTTATACAGACTTAAAACGAGATATTGATGAATTATATTCAGTAGACAAAATAGACGTTATTGAAAAGTTTGCAATAAAAGACTTAAACGTTATTACACGTCTTTTAAAAAAGCCAAATAAAACAGCTACAGATTTAGTAGATGCAATAGGTCTAATACGTACATGGAAAAATATATTAAATTTATCCACTACAAATATATTCACAGAAGAAGAATTAACCTCTAAACTTACATGGGTAATAAAGACACAAGAACTAATGTCAAAATACAGTGTAATGTTTGACCAAAAATTTAACGAGATAATTCCTATTGTAGATAAATTGTATCAACAATTAGGTGAAGAAGCATTTAAAGAAACCTTGACAGATGAGCTTAGGGCATACTTTACTAATTTATCAGAAGTAGGAAATGTTGGAGGTATTGGACAAGGCAAAGCACTGCTATTTTCTATTGCAGAAAGTCATGAGCCTAGTTACCAGCTTTTACATCAAATGTATAAAACAGCAATGAGTACTGCTAATGCAGAAATTGATGATTTAGCCACTAGGATAGCAAAAGCTTTTAAAGATATAACTACAGACGAATTAGATTTATTTTATCAAAGAGCTTCTAATACAGATAATAGGCAAGTATCTTCTTTAGTAAGCGCTTTTACGTATGAGTATGAGACAAGAAAACAAGATATTATAGATAACTTGAATAGGAAAACTAATTCTATATTTTTAAATACCAAACTTACTAACAAAGAAAGACTTCAACGTCTTAAAAAACTAAATTTTCAAACATCTAAGGCTTTAAATTCCATTAGTACTGTGATAGACCCCAACTTGTTATATACCATACCTAAACAAGAACAAAAATATGTGAGGGATGATAAATTTACTGTTGAAGGAGCTAAAACGTATAAGCAAAAGCTGTTAAAGATGTTAAATGGCAATACCCATTTACTAGAAAGATTTTTAAGGCAGGTAGATGAAAATGTTACTTTATATAGGCAAAAATTAGAAATTGCAATAGAAAATATTAAGGAAGAATATCCTGAGGATATAGTTTTACAAGAAGCCCTAATTGACGAGTTTATACAAAATAATTCACCTTTTATTAAAGCACATAGTTATAAAACTGGAAATATTACAGCTAAGAGTATTAGAGCAGGTATATTTGATAGTGAACATGTAGTTACCATTGCAAATAAAACTGATTCAGATGGCAATGCTACTAATTTTTATGATGGTAATTTTACTAAAATAATGTCAAATGAGAAGTTAGCAAAAGCATATTGGCTCGCTCATGCTATATATACGAGTGCTTACCAAACAATACCAAATGACCAACTAGAGGGTGCACATATGCTAGCTATATTTCCTGTTGAAAAGAACTTAATGGAGAATTTTGCTAAGGATGGTGTAATTACAGGCATAAAAACATTATATGATAAAGTTAGAATGTTCGGAACTGCACAAGAGAATGCGCCTATACCTGCACAAATGTATCAAAAAACACAATTAGAGGGAGTAAATAATCCATTTAAACAATTAATTCCATTTCTTAAACAGAAGAAAATTTCATATGCAGCGCTACATAACAATGAGAGTGTATCTCCTAAGTTAATAAATGATTGGAAAATAGAATATCTTAATGAGGTATCTAAAAATAATTCAAAAGATTTTACTAAGGTATTACAGGGATTTGCAGCAGCTACAATAGTATATAATAATAAAGCATTAATAGAGGATTCTACTTTTTTAATGCATTCAATGATTAATACTTTCATCAGTAATAAAATTTTAGACAGTAATACTTCTACAGATAAATTTAATAAAAAGAATGCGGCAAAATTACAAAACAGTTTAGATACCCTGAATAATACTTTGTCTATTTTTTATGGTTATCATCCTAAACAAAAAACACAAAAATCTAAAAAAGCTCTTACAAGTGTAAAACTACAAGATAAAGAAGCATATAAAAAACTAGAGGACACAAAGAAAGACTTAGAAACATTATTTGAAAGTAAAAAAATAACAGCTGTTGAATTGGCTAGAGAATATAAAGAGATTGCAAAAGCTAAAAGAGCATTAGAATTTGATAGAGATTTAACCACTATTTTAGATGGATTAAACGCTTATATCAGAATGAAAACTATTGGGTGGAATGTTTTCTCAGGGATGTCTAATATATTATTTGGTATTGTAGCTAATACAATGATTGCTTCTGATGGCAGGGTAATAAATTCAAAGAATCTTGCAATAGCATATAAAATGGTAATGTCATCTGTACTCAAATCTAACTCCATGGGAATCTTTGCAACACCTCTTGCTAAAAAGATTTCTAACATAATGAGTAGACATGATATATTTAAAAAGTCTAAATATGAAATTGCAGAAAAAGGTATTAATACAGGTAGAAAAGAATCAACACTTCTAAGCACCCTTTCACCATGGAACTTTATGGAAAGAGGTGAGTATTTTAATCAAGCTCCTCTTGTAATAGCAATGCTATTATCTAATACTGTAACTATTGATGGAAAAGAAGTTAGCATGTTTGATGCAATGCTAGAGGATGGCTCTTTCAAAGATGGTGTTAGTGAAGAAGATATTGCTAAATTTCATAGAACTAAAAGTGCTATGGACAGATTGATAGCTAGAGGTCATGGTAACTATGATACAAAGGAATCTCCATTATTACTGAATAATAAAATAATGTACAGATTAATAAAAACATTTAAAACATGGATGCCACAAGCATATTATACCAGATTTGGAGAAGAAAGACCGTCATTTGCAACTGGTACGGTAGAAAAAGGTAGATACCTTTCATATAAAGATTCTATAAAAACTGGAATAGGTGGCAGGTCAAGAATGGGTTCTACTGCTTTTATAGCAAAACAGCTACTTAAAAAAGTATATTCTAATACTGGATTTGATTACTATTATAATACACTTGATAAATCTAAAACTTTATCTGTAGAAGATTATGAACAGTTAGAAAAAGAAGAAAAAGAAAACTATACAAGGTCAATGACAGCTGTAGATGCTGCAAATATGAGGGCTAATCTAACTGAATTATATTGGGTAACTGCTTCAACTGTATCAATGGCTTTAATGAGCATGTTAGCAGCTAAGATAGGTGCAGACGATGATGATGATGATGAAACTTCAAGGTATTTATCTTATTCTATAATTAATCTTTTAGGTAGATTGCAGACAGATTTATTTATGTGGGTGTCTCCTATTGAAATGCATACATTAGTAAAAGACCCTATAATAATAACTAAACTTGTTACTGAATCTACAAAATTAATAAGTGATTCATTCGCAATTGCTTTTGGAGATAGACCTTTACATATACAAACAGGTAGCTATGCAAAAGAAAATAGACTTACTAGGGATTTAAGTGCAGTCTTTCCTTTTACTGCACAGATTAAAACATTGAGTTCTTTAGGAAAAGGTTCTTATAAAAATAATAAGTCATTTTGGTATTACAGACTTACTGATGTATTTGGTGGAGATGATATTAAAAAACCTGTGGATAAATATGCAACAGATGAAGAAGATGATATAGGTTATTCTGATTATCAATAAAAATACTTTTTGTGTTTTGTTAGTTTTGGGAAAGTGGCTCATTAGAAATAATACCACTTTCCCTTTTTATTTACCTGTTTTCAAATACTGTAACTATATCAATTCCCTCTAGCATTAAAATAATATCTGCGTGTAAAGAATTTTCTAAAGGTTTCTCTATGAATATATAATATTTTAATAGTAAGTTATTAGATAAAATAGGAATTGCTTCAAATTTATAGGTTTTTCCTGCATCTTCTCTATTTTTTAATTTAAAAGAGATAACTCTAAACTCATCATCTACATAACTTGCCATTATCAAGGTATCATTAGTTGTATTTAAGTAAAACTTAGCAAGTCCTAGTTTATAAGTATGTGTTTTCTCTGTTTTAATATTGTAGTCATAAATAGAGTAGGATACATATAAACGTGCTGGCAAAAGGTGTGATTGTGCTGTTACGCTTAATGCCAATCCTAGTAAAATTATTAATATAAAATTTTTCATAATATTATTCATTAATTAATTCTTCTGCAATTACACACTCTGTTGTTAAGAAAGTACCTGCTACTGATGCTGCATTTTCTAAGGCTGTCATAGTAACTAGTGTAGGGTCAATAATGCCCTCTTCTAACATATTACACATTCTATTGTTTTTAACATCATAGCCAATTCCCTTTCCTGCTTTATTAATCTTTTTAGTTATCTTTTTAACATTCAATCCTGCATTAAGAATTATCTGCTTTAATGGAACTTTCAAAGCTTTAAACAACAATTTTTCTCCTAAACTATTGTCTTTTCTAGCCAATAATTCATTAGCGATATGATAAAGAACTGCACCTCCTCCTGGAACTATACCCTCCTTTACAGCTGATTTTGTAGAGTTCAAAGCATCCTCTACTCTATCCTTTAATTCGTCCATTTCCATCTTAGAAATACCCCCTACATATATAATACAAACCTTTCCAAGTAATTTACCTCTACGTTGCATTAATCTTTCTTTATCGTAATTAGAATGTGAAATAGCTAAATCGTTGTCAATCTGCTCAATTCTTTTAGTAATTACTTCTTTGCTAGAATTACCTCCAATTATAGTAGTATCTTCTTTACCAACAATAACCTTAATAGCATCTCCTAAAATTGTAGGAATCTTTGTAGCATCAATATTACGTAAATTACTTATAGTATTTCTATCTATTGCAGATGCGCCTGTTACTGCTGCAATATCTAACATATTTTCAATCTGTGTCGTACTAAAAGATGGAGTTTTAATAGCTACTCCTTGAAATTTCATTTCATATAAGTTCTGATTAAATATCTGTAAAGCTTCATTCTTTAAATCATCTACAAACATTACAATAGGTCTGCCTTTATCTACTGAATACTTCATGAAAGGAATAATATCTGTTGCCTTTGAAAAGACATAATTACTTACAAATATAATTGGATTGTCAAATTCACAAGTACGCTTCTTTACATTAGTAATCATTAAAGGAGACATGTAACCTCCATTAACCTGCATTCCCTCTAAGTTATCAATGTAAGTATCAAAGTTTTGAGACTTTTCTATTTCAATAACTCCATCATTACCTACACTTGACAAAGCTGCTTTAATAAGTTTACCTACCTTTGTACTATTATTAGCAGAAATTGTAGCAACATTCTCTATAGCTTGTAAGTCATTTGATACTTCAATTGAACTAGATTTTAACTTAGATAATACATCTGTAACTCCCTTGTCTATACCATCCTTTAATGCTACTGAACTTATTCTTTTACTCTTCTTTAAAAGAGATAAACCATTAGATATAATAGCTTCTGTTAATACTATTGCTGTTGTAGTACCATCACCTGCTATGTCATTAGTCCTTAAGGCTGCTTCCTTTGCTATAGTAGCTCCAATGTCCTTGAAAGGGTCTTTTAAATATACATTTATTGCTACTGTTACTCCATCCTTTGTGATTGAGGGTACTCCTAACTTACGCTCGTATATAACATTTCTACCTTTTGCTCCCAAAGTTACCTTTACTGCTTTAGATAACTCCTGTACCCCTGAAAATACAGCCTGCCTTGAATCTGTATCAAACTTTAATAACTTACTCATATTTGTGTATTATTAGTTAATATTAATTATTACAAAGCTAACATTTTTTGAGAATAAAAACCTTAAAATTTTTTTATAATTTTTTTTTAAATTGTGGGAATGGATGAGAGTGATGACCTCCTTATAAGAAACCCCCACTAAACTTCGAGCGTAATGGTGCGCTCCACTAATATAGGAGATAAAGACATGGCTAGTGTAAATTTAGTTAAGAAAGAGACCTTAAAGAGTTATTTAACCACCAATGGTCTTAAAGGCAAGAAAGTACTTGCATGGTATTTAGCTAAGAACAGTGACAAGAGTTACCGTTATTTAGTAGTAAATGATGCAGTCATAATGGATTGTGCCAGTGATGTGGATACTAACTGTCCAATGGTGGTAATGCATTATGAAAATCTAGAAACAGGCAGAAGCTGGTGTAGGCTAGAGAATGAATTACAGATAGACACAACTAAAGATGTTGTGGAGTTCTGAGGTAGAGGGCACAACAGCCCTTTCCTTAACCGTTGACATTCTATACAAACCTTTTAAGATATATACCATGAAATATGATAAGACAGTATTAGTTATAATCATGCTAGTAGGCATGACAGTTATGATAAGTGGTACTGTATTAGTCAGTATACATACTGATATAGTATTTTTAATCTTTGCACCTGCAATTGGGGCATTACTATTCTTCATGTCATTGGAGAATTTTATAAAGATTAAACAGATGGAGAATAGAGACAAAGTAATAAAGATATAGTCTACTCCTATAGACAGTACACCTAAGCATGTGTATAAACTGCTAAAAAACTCAATAACTTTCCAAGATGTTGAGGACACCAGTTTCTTTAGGTAAAACTAAAGTTTTAGGTGTAAAACACAATTTAACTAAACTAAGAAAGGACTTATTATGGACATTACAGACGCTTTAACAACATGGTATCATATGGGCTATACAGCTGATTCATACTATGATGAGAATGAAAACTATAACATAGACTTTATTGCAAATGGTGAAGTCGTTGGTAGTATTAAAACTGTAAAAGATTCAATTCAATGGGATTATCCTAGAGAATTGTTGCAGTTTAAAAGCGATTTATTGCAATATTAGATAGTAGAAAAAGCTTTTAACATGCTGAGTATAGGGAGGATATAGAACCAGTAATTTCCTCCCTCAATTCAGCTTCATTTACCCTCAACCATTTCACACGTTGATATAATAATATGACATAATATCGACTACATATTACAACGCACATTTCATTAATTAACACTTTAAACATACACTTATGAAGAATTTAAGAGAATTCAGGTTATCTGAGGAATTTTACGCATTATTAATAATAACGGCGTTTATTTTGCAAGTAGTATTAGCATTATTTATAGCTTAATATAGAATAATGTTAGTATTCAGGTTAGAAACTCAGAAAAAAGCGTGGTTAGCCACAGCAGACACTTTAAAGCAGGAACTTTTGAAAGCAGAATTTCCTGTAAGTATTTCCAAAATCAGAAAGAAGAAAAATAGCATTAGCTACAAATTCATTGGTAAAGGGGATACACAGAGCATAGTAAATTTAATAAACAATTCACTTAGTAAAAACTTTTAAAAATTAGAAAACATGACAGAAGAAAAATTAAAATTTCAGAGAGTTTTAAATTCAATTAATTTAGTAACAGAACCAGGCAAATACACTTGTAAAGTAACAAGTGTGCATTTATTTGGTGATAAATACATAGTTAACTTGAATGTAATGAACATGTATAACCGAGCAGAAGCAGTTGAGTTATACAAGGCAGGAGAGTATGTTGAAGCAGCAAATAAAGCACAAAGTTTCAATGTATGGATTGATGAAGAAACTGGAGAGGTAAGAGGATTTTTACCACAAAAGGGAGAATATGTAAACATAATCATGGATTATGTTACATTAAAGACTGGTGAAGAAGCTTTGTTAGTAGTTTCAGTAAGTGAGATTAAAGCAAAGAAAACTCGCAAGCTTGACATTGAAAGTATTATTGATGATATTGATGATGTTGATGATGACGATACTGACAGTGTAGAGTTTGGCACTAAAAATGAACCTCTAGAAAAAGAAGAAATAGAGGAAAGCATTAAATCTGGAAAAGCTCCTTTCTAGTCAATAATTAATAGGCACTTTAAGTAGTGCCTATTTTATACTTATTTTGAACTTAGTTTAAACTTATAAACCTTAGAAATTATGAAAAGATATATTGTAGAAGTAGACGAAGACAGAACATGTTGGTATCTAGATGATAAATTACATAGAGAGGATGACAAACCTGCTATTGAATCTGCAGATGGCAGTAAAGAATGGTACATTAATGGAAAACATCATAGAGAAGATGACAAACCTGCTATTGAATATTCAGATGGTAGTAAATATTGGTACATCAATAATAAACGCCATAGAGAAGATGATAAACCTGCAATAATTGATGTAAATGGGGATAGATATTGGTATCTAGATGGTAAATTACATAGAGAAAACGATAAACCTGCTGTAATTTATACAAATGGTAAAAAAGAGTGGTATATCAATGGAAAACGTCATAGAGATAATGACAAACCTGCTATTATAAATGAAGATGGCAGTAAAGAATGGTACAAAGATGGTAAATATAATAGGGAAGATGATAAACCTACAATTGAATACACTAACGGGGAAAAACGTTGGACTATGAATAATGAACTAGGAAGACAGAATAACAAACCTGCTATTGAATACCCAAATGGTAGTAAAGAATGGTACGTTAATGGTAAATTACATAGAGACAACGATAAACCTGCTATTGAATATGCAGATGGAACAAAAGAATGGTATATTAATGGAAAATTACATAGAGACAATGATAAACCAGCTGCTGAATACTCAGACGGCAGTAAAGAATGGCATCTTAACGGCAAACTTCATAGAGATAATGACAAACCCGCTATTATAGATGAAGATGGTAGTAAAGATTGGTATGTAAATGGCAAACATCATAGAGAAAATGGTGCTGCCACAATTCACGCCAATGGCGATAAATTTTGGTTCCTCAATGGTATTGAATATTCTGAAAAAGAATTCAATAAAAAAGTAAATACTAAAAAACTTACTATTGCAGAAATAGAAGCAGTACTTGGCTATTCAATTAAAATAGTTAGGTAATAAATAAAAAGCAGGTATAATTTAAAATATCTGCTTTTTATTAAAATAATAAACAACTCTATTTATAGCATATTATCAAATAAGTATTAAAAGTACGTTAAGTTCTATATACAGGCTATACAAAGCTACTAAGTTCTATACACATGCTATACAAAGATATTAAGTTCTAAATTCAAGCTATATAAAGCTAAATCGTGCGCTATAAACACAGAAAAGAAATAGAAAAAATTAAACTAATCATTAAAATCAATAATATTATGAAAAATAATAATTTAGAAGTCGCTTTAACAAAAGAGGTATGCATAATCTGCGGTAAAGAAATGGATGGTGCAATAGTAATGAACACTTTTTTTACTGAACATGAAGCTAATAAAGTTAAAGAGCTACATAATAAAGCAGTAGGGTTTGCAAAAGAGCCGTGTGATAGTTGTAAAGCTGATATGGAGAAAGCATTTATGCTTATAGGATTTAACAAAGAAAAATCTGATTTGAGTAATTTACCTGAGGGTTTTTACAGAACAGGACATGTTATTGGAGTAAAAAAGACTAGTGATTTAGTACAGCATTTTATAAAACCTGATTATCCTGAAGCTATGGATAGTGGATATATATTCATGCCTGATACAGCTTTAAAAAAATTAGGATTAATAGAATAATACAGCCTGTAAATATAAAAATAAGAATTAAAATTAAATGAACTATGAAAAAAATTTCGGAATTAATGCAGAAACAGTTTGACAAGATGTGCCAAACAGGTAAACTTTTTAGGTCAAATTTAACAGGAAAAGAAATATGGAAGCTCTATTTAGAAAACTTTAAAGAGCACGACAATCCTATATTTAGAGATCCTGAAAGCTCTATGTATAATTGTAACACTTGTAATAATTTTATCAGAAGATATGGTAATATAGTATCTATAAACAAAAAGTTAAAGTTAGAAACTATTTTTGATATTGCTATAGACAAAGAAAATGAGTATTATTCTAGTTTTAAAATAATACGTTCAAGACTGAAAGTTAGTAAAATAGAAAATATCTTTATTGAATCTTTTAAAGCACTACAAGAATTACCATATGAATCTTGCAAAAAATCACAAGAATCATTCAAACTTGGTATTACAGTCAATCATAAAACCTATACTCAAGAAGAAGTTGATAAATTTGGTAAGGTTACATTGGGAAAAGTCTATACATTTAATCATTTTAATTTACAACTTCCTAGTAAGTTTGTAGATACATCAAATAAAAGTGTAGATACAATAATGGCTGATTTTAAATCTGCATATGATGTATTTAAAAGAGGTATGAAAGAGTTACCTCTAAGCACATTACTTGTTGTAAAAGATTTGATTTTACAAGGCTCTTTACTGAATGGTAATGCGTATTTAGACAAGCTAAATACTTTTATAGAGCTTAAAGAACATTATAATAAGATAACAACAGAAGAAGCACAAGATGTTTGGTGTTGGGATAAGTCTTATAACTTTAAGCAGGCTAAGTTTAAAAATGAATTAATAGGTGTACTATGTACAGAATTGGCTGAGGGCAAAGAACTAAATAAAGTCTGTAAAGATTGGAATATAAGAATTGACCCTGTCAATTACATGAAAGCAACTTCGCCAATCACAAAAACTCAAAAAGAAGATGCTCAAAAGTTTGTTGAAGAAAATGGTTATATTGATTCTTTTGATAGAAGATTTGCTAATATTGAAGATGTAAAAGTTGAAGAAATTAAGCATATTAATATCGAAAAGTCTAGTTTAGGGAATGTTTCAATATTTGATAATGTAAAAGTTACTCCATCTACAAGGCATAAGAAGTCTAAGTTTGATAATATAGAAGAAGTAACTATTGATAAATTTATGGCTGATATTTTGCCTACATGTTCATCTGTTGAATTATTGTTATTAAATAGATTTGAAAATAACTTAGTATCTTTAACTACTTCAAACAAGTTACGTTCTAAACCAATGTTCAAATGGGATAATAATTTTTCATGGACTTATAATGGCAATTTAACAGGTAAATCTGAAATAAAAGAAGCTGTGAAAACACATAAAGGAAAGGTAGATGGTGTATTAAGATTTAGTATTATGTGGAGTGAAGATTCAAATGACAATTCAGATTTAGATGCACGTTGTAATATCAATAACCGTAGAATCTATTATTTACATAAGATTGATAGTATTTCACAAGGGCAATTAGATGTAGATATTACAGAACCTGATACATATAAATATAAAAATTTACCTGTCATTGAAAATATAACATTTCCATCAATTGAAAAGTTAAACAACAGTATTTGTAAATTCAGAGTACATCAGTTTAGCAAAAAAGGTAAAGGTAACTTTAGAGCGGAAATAGCGTTTAATAATGAGATTTTTCAATATGAATATAAAAATGATTTTTCTAATCACACCTTTATAGATGTAGCAGAAGTTAAAATTAAAAACAGTAAATTTTCAATTAAACATATTTTGCCTGAAATATCTTTGTCAAAATCTTTGTGGGGTTTAGATACTAACACATTTCATAAAGTAAATCTTATGTGTCTATCTCCAAATTATTGGGGAAAGAATGCAGTAGGACATAAACACTATTTTTTCATGCTTAACAGATGTAAATCTCCTGATAATACAAGAAGCTTTCATAATGAAAACTTAAATTCAGAATTAACAAAACATAGAAAAGTCTTAGATGTTTTAGGAGAAACTACTAAATTAAAGCCATCTGCAGAAAATTACTTAGCAGGAGTAGGATTTAATTCTACTGTTAAAGATGAAATTGTCTTGCGCTTAAAAGGCAATTTTAATAGAATAATAAAAGTTAAACTTTAAAACTTAAAAATTATGTACAAAGAAGCAACTAGATTGAAATTAAGATTTACAACTGAAAGAGGAATCTTATCATTAGAGCAATTATGGGATTTATCATTATCTACTTTAGATGATTTAGCTGTACTTTTAGAAAAGGCTTATAAAGAAAGTGGTAAAAAATCCTTTCTAGTTAAGAAGTCTAAAAAAGATAAAGAGCTGAAACTAAAGTTCGATATAGTACTAGACATTCTTACCACTAAAGTAGAAGAATCAGAAGCAAGTAAAAACTCTTTAGAAATAAAAGAGTATAATGAAAAGATTCTTGCTTTAATTGCAGAGAAACAAGAAGAATCCTTAAAGGATAAAAGTATTTCTGATTTAAAGGCTCTTTTAAAGAAATAATAAAGGGCTTATAAATTGACATGTAATTTCAGACAGATAAATGGAAGTTGTGGCTTAGTGGTGCAAATACACTATAACCTATAGTAGCTACTTCAGGTTCAACCCCTTTCTGTCTGGACTTATGTTTAATAAAATAGTAATTTAACTTTAAAATCATGAAAAAAAATAAAGCTATGGATTTAAATTGTCCTTATTGCGGTGCAGAATTAGAAATATGTCATGATGATGATTTTGGATATGAAGTAGGTGTTGAACATGAAATGGAATGTAGTAAATGTAATAAACTATTTATATTTAAAACATCAATTTCTTTTTATTATAAAGCTAGAAAAGCAGACTGTCTAAATGGTGCTGAGCATAATTATAAAAAAGTAGCAACATTTCCAGAGGAATTCTCTAAAATGAAATGTGAAGTTTGTGGTGCTGAAAGAGAATTTACTGATGAAGAACGTGTAAAGTTCGGTATTGGAACAAAAGAAAGTTATTTTGAAAGAATAAAATAGTATTATTACTAATAGCTCTGATAAGATATGTTGCGACCATTGAAAACTAAATTATCAATATTGTAAAATCATAAATATGAAATACACAATAGAACAGAAAAAACCACATAAAGACCAAATAATAGTTTTTAAAGCAAATCACGGTACATTCCCTGAGATTGGCATATGGTCTGATTTTGAAGATAACCTAAGTGAGGTTTATATACCTGCAAATGATGATGTGGAATTAGTTAAAAACATTGAATGGTGGATGCCAATAGAATAGTATTATTGGTGTATGAACAATAGCCGATAAAAAACACAACATTGCGATTACATATAAAGATTATTAACCAAATAATAGCTTAACATAAAGCACCTTAGCAGGCTATTATTTTTATTTATTGTTAGGGTGCATTATTTTATGTTACAAACTTTAATTGATATATGTTTTGGAATAATAGGTATAGTAATAATAATACTATTTACAATATTATATCAAAATATTACAGGAGAAAATGCTGAATTTGCAATGTGGATAGTTAATGTTATGATTAGCATTATTGTGGTGCTAAGACAATTTAAACGAAATGCACCCTAACGGTGTGGATATGGGCTGATTGCCCTTGAAATTTAGTAAATAACTTAAAATTGAAATGCAGTGGAAAATAATAAAGAGAATGTAAATAAAAAGAACGGCAATTTGCCTATATTTAGTATTAGTGGCAGTTTTTTGCTACGAATAGCACTAAGCCCATTTTTATTTCTATGGGGAGTTTTTATGTTAATGGTGGGAACATTATTTCCACTACCTTTATTGGTTATATTTAGCACGATGGGGCTTATAGTAACACCATTTGTTTGGTTATTGCGAAAAAGTGGTACAGACATAAAATACCCTGAACCATTTATGGCAAAAGGAGAAGATTATGGAAATGAAAAAAACATAATGCGTGACCATTTATTTGGAGCAACTATATATGTATGGGGGGCATTTGCAGTAGCATACTACTATGTAAAAACAGGTGAAGTATTTACTGTAGGTTAAATTGCTATTAATGGCTCTGTTATACATTATTGTAACAAATCACTATAATATTTAATAAAAAAACAGAATAAAATGGTAGGAAAATATGTAATCATAGACTTAAGAAGCATAGACCATGTGAAAGACCAAATGGTCTATATGACAGACCAAAACGGCAAAATTATCCTCTGTAACACTGAGATAGATGCCGCCATAACTTGCGAAATGCTTGGATTTAAAAATGTTTGGATTTGCAAATTGATTTTTAATTATGTAAATATTTGATAAGATGAAAAAAATATAATTAATTATAATATAGGAGGATTTTATGAATAAAAAAGATACTAAAAGACTTGAAAACATAAAGAAAAGATTAGGTGTAACAACAAAAGCAGAAAATGTAGTAGTGGAGCATTTATTCAAACGTGACTTAAATAGAAGTATATTACTTGAGAGTTATGGTGATATTAAAGAAAAAGACGGGTGGATTCAAATAAATGCAATAACAAATAAACATTCCTATTTATTTAGTATATCAGTAAGTGAACTAGAAAAGGGAGACGAAAGAGAGTTATGGCACAAAATTGATTAATTGATATAATGGAATACAGCTATATGTAAGGTTTTGATAAAAAGTCGTTTTAATGTTTTTTATTTATTATTAGCGTTTTGTTTTATTAATAACTTAAAATTGAAATCAATGAAAGAAATACTAAATACTAATCAAATATTAAAAGCAACAATTTGGTTAAAAGAACATAGAAAACACGTTTATGATATGGTGTGTAATTCAAAAAATGAATATCCACCAACAGATAACAAAGATAAGAATAATCCTAATTTATGGAAACCTGAACATTGGAAATGGTTTTTGCATAATGCAGGGTAACGGTTTGTATATAAAACGGTGCAAAACGAAATGTAATAGAAAACAGAGAATTAAATAATTAAATATAAACTAAATAAAAGACCACAACAGCATTGTTTTATATACTTTGTTACGTGGCGTTAAGAAAATGGGCGATTATATTGATAATGTTGTTATTAGGCTAAAAAGAAAATATAGCAAGGACGAACTTGTGCAAAGTATGCTTAAGGAGCAAAGCCAACTTGAATTAGAAAATGGTATACTTAAAAGTGAAAAAGATGAATTGGAATATGAACTAAACCAAATAAAAAAAATGGATAGCAAAACCAAACGAGATTTTCACCAAACTTTATATGTTAAAAACACTAAGAAAGAATTAAAAGCTTTGCGCGAATTATGCAAGAAACTTAAAAAAGAAAACCAAGAACTTTGGGGTAAGTTGGCAAAAGCTAATGCCACATAATAGATGGTAATACGGTGTTGGTGCGAAAATGAAAGCGCTTACTTAAATTAACCACAAAATTAAGAATGAAATATGGAAATTAAATATTAACCACATACTCGCACTACATTATATTTTATGTTGTGGTGCGTTTATTTAAAATTATAGCAATGCCAAAAGGAAAACCGAAAAGTAAATTTGTATTTGATATAGACCCAAAAACAGGGAAAGAAAAGGGTTGTGAATACGAAAATGGAACTTGGTGTGATTTACCTAAATATAAAAGATGTGAACATTGTATTAGGCTAAACGACGGAAGTAAGGCTTGTTATGTTACTTCTCTTTAATGCACCACAACGGTGTGAATATGGCAAGTAGCCAACAATAGAATGAGAATTTTTAAAATAAATATAATGTTTAACCTTTCGCAAATAGCTCCAAAAAGACCACATAGCAGGCTATTTGCTATATTTTATGTTATGTGGCGTTGAAATTATGAAAATAACTAAAATTTATTACAATTTTGTGCAAGTTCAATTTGAAGATGGGGCAGGAGAAGATTACATGATAGCGGAAGTAGGAAAACCATTTTTATCTTATAATGGTGGTGATGAATATCAAGACAAAAAAATTATCAATATCACAGAACACAGACCCGCGGGTGAAGGCGATAAATGGTTTTACGATATTGAATTAGAAGATGACAAAATTGTTAGAGTGTTTAATATTAATTCAGTATTTTATTCAAATGCCACATAACAGTTCTGATAAGATACGTTGCAAATACAAAGAATTGATTTATAAATTTAATAAGATTTAAATATGAAATACTTACGTAACAAATTAGCACAATTTAAGCAATGGATTTCATCTATTGTTAAGTTTCGTTTTTGTAAAATTACAAGTGAAACTCAAAAATCAAAAAGAATTAAATCATTATTTGAAACTTATTTCGATGGATGTTACGGAGTGGATGCACAAGAAACCGTATCAAATACTTATGCAATGGGAATATGTAAGTTAGAATATAGTGATAGTACAAATATACTTACTGTGCATCTACGTAGACCCGGATTATTAATTGGAAAACAAGGCAGAATTATTGAAGAAGTTGAGAAATATTTAAAATGTAAAATCAAAATAATTGAGATAACACATTTTTAAATGAAACTTAACGGTGTAGCGTATGAAATGTAGGCGATTAAAACAACTACTTTTCATATTTGCACCAAACTAAATTAAAAGATGAAACGATTATTAACCGACATACACGCCTATATTTTATACGCATTGTTAGGCGTATGTGCTTTAAATTAAAATGATTATGAATAAGTCAATAGAAATAAAACATTTCAATTTAATAGATTACAATATTCTTTTAAAAGTTGTCACTGAATATGTAAAGCAATATCAAATAAGTAGAAATAAATTTGAATATGAAAAACATATATTTGACTTAACAGATACCGTATATGGTTTGAAATGTCATAAAAATCCTGTTAAGATTTCAATAGATAATCATTGGAAATCGTTTTGGGTTAAAGTAAGAGAAACAAAAACTAAATATAAATTTGATATATGGTATGCTTCTTAGCATTACGACTAATGGTTAGTATAAGATGCAACGCAGTGACCGTAGGGTGCATTTTATACATTGTTAGCCTTAGTATGGCTTAATTTAGTAATAACTTAAATAAATAGAAATAATGAATAGAGAAATAAAATTTAGAGCATGGGATAAGCAAAATAACGCATTTGCTGAATTATATACAAATGTAGATTGTATGAATAATTTAGATAATGATAATGTTGCAATTATGCAGTATTCTGGTTTAAAAGACAAAAATAATAAGGAAATATTTGAAGGTGATATTATTAAAATCCCTGATGATTATGATACTTACGGAATATTTGCAGGGGAAATATACGAAATATATTTTGCTTATGGTGGATTTAGATTAAAACCTAAAAACTCAAAAAGGCGTGGGAATTGGCTTGAAGATGAAAAAGAATTAGAAGTGATAGGTAATATTTATGAAAATAAAGACTTATTACCTACTTCTTAATATTAAGGCTAACGGATTATGGCTATGTATAGTGCCGGCAAATTGCACGGAACTTTAAATTATTAACTTAAATTAGTGAGCGATGAAAATAATTATAAAACCTGTAAATGATATAGAAAAAAAAGATTTCCCAAAAAGTGTTGTTTCAATGCAATTAGGAATATCTCTTTTTATATTAGAACAATCTGATATTGAAGAAGTAATTAAGAAATTAAGCAAATATAGTGAACGACAAAAAAACACTGACCATTTAGAAAACACCGAACAAAAGGCATTACATATAGATGATATTATGTTGTGTCTTGAATTAAGATTAAATATAGATACATGGGGGAGTTATAAAAAAGGCGATATAGAAGTATTTTACATAAGAATTTGCGATGAACAAAACGGCTTAGTTAGATATCCAATAGATAAAAGATGGGATATTATTAGTTGTAGTTTAGTGAATGCCCCTAACAGTTCTAATGAGAATAGTAACCGAAATATAATATGATGGTTTACTGAATATAAAATAAAATAAATATTGTAAAATAGTATATGATATAAAAATAATGTATATATTTACAGTAAATAATATATAAAAAGTACACCATGAAAACAAATCAAATAATGGTTAGAGAAGAAAAGCAATTTCTACAACGGACAAAAGATGGTTATTTTAGTGCTACCACACTTTTGAACTATTGGAATACAAATAACCCAAAAAAAAGAAAAGAAATGGGTATTTACAAAAGAAATAAAAGTACAAAGGAATTTATTAAACATTTGCAAAAAGAGAATATTGAAAACCCTTACATTTCATCAAATAAGGGAACTTGGCTTCATCCAAAATTATTTATCGATTTTGCAATGTGGGTTTCTGTTGAGTTTAAAAGTAAGGTTATTGATTATGTCTTGGATGGACTTATATTTAATCGGAATGAAGCAGGAGATTATTATAAAGAAATGTGTGCGACTATTATGGATACTCATATTGAATTTTTCGGAACAAAACCAAATCCGAAAATATACAGTGAAGAAGCTAATAGAATTACAAAAATATTAAAATTACATAAAAAGGATAGAAACCTAATGACCGAAAATGAATTGAATACCATAACTGTATTGCAAAAAACAAACGTTTTACTATTGCGAAAAAAGGTAGGGAAAGATGCAAGAATAAAGCAATTAATGCTTCAAGCAGAAATATTAAATATTGACGACCATTCTTTGTAGCCTTGAATGGAGAGCTAATAAATTACATAGAATTAAATAGATATTATTAACCACAGATTAAGCAATTAACCGCTATCATTTTTATTTATTGTTAAGGATTGTTTACTTATGGAAAAAGAATAAAAAAAAGTAAAAAAAGTATTTCAACAGCACATCATTCAATATTAATTGGAGATGGATTATTTACAGATAAATCTTATCATTTATTGGTGAATAAGAATGGTGTAAAAATTGACAAAATTGCTTAACGTGCCGATTATATGGCACGTATGAGGAACGAATATGGGCTATATAATGTGTTGTGTGTCTGTGGGCGGGGATTATAGCACAAAGTTTATTTTGCGAAACAAGAATTAAAAAAGAAAAAAAGGGAAGGCGAAAACTTTATAGAGTAGCCAAATAAATAAATTTATAAAAATGGATAATTCATTTTACGAAAGACTTCTAACAGAAGCACAAGAGTTGGCAACAAAAACAAATGCCTTAAATGACTTTATGAGAACGCAAAAATTCGTTGATTTAGATAGGGTAAACAAAAATTTACTTTACAAGCAATCGAGATTAATGAATGAGTATTTACAAATACTTGGGCAACGAATTGAATTGTTTGGCGAGAAGTTTTCTTTTAAGAAGTAGTGCGGTGGGCTTTTTATTTTTAACCCCAAATAACGCACAAAGTTAGAAACGTGGTACAGTGTTAGCATTGGTTATACGCATTGTTAGGCACTGTGCCACCTTTAAACAGGAGCAAGTGTTTAGCAATTAACGAATATAATATCATTTTTGGCATTGTGCCTAACGGTGTGAATATATTGTTGGTGCGATTTATAAAACGATTGCCTGACATCAGAAAAACATTAAATGTGAAACGAGAAAATTTAAAATATAGTAATAACCAAGCACTGCAATATATTTGTTGTTGTGGTGCGTTAAATTCTTAATATTATGAGAAAATTTAATTTAGAAGCGAAAATAACAATTAGTGTTCATACTGTTGTTGATGC